CAAATGCTAGAAGGCAATATCCGGACAAATATATTCTATACGCGGATAGTGAACAATCGCAAAACTTTGAGTATATGAAGAAACTTGGGCTTGACTGTGAAAATGATGAAGGCGTTGTGTTTCTTCAAATGCAAGAAGCTGAAAATGTTTTTGAGATTATTGAAAATGCTGTTGCCACAGGTGCATTTAGCCTTGTAATTGTAGACAGTGTTCCTGCCCTGATTACAAAACGTGAATTAGAGGCAAACTATGACAAGGAAACAATGGCCGAGAAGGCAAGATTCCTATCTAAGTCTTTACCTAAACTGTTGGAATTATTGAAAAAGTCCGGCACTGCTTTGATTTTTGTGAACCAGGTAAGGGACAAGATGGACCTTTTTGGAGGAACGACTACTCCCGGAGGAAAAGCCATTCCATTCTACAGCTCAAGCCGTGTTAAAATCAATTCTACTCCTTCGATGAAAATCAAACAGCCTGGAGGAGAAGGATTTATCGGTCAGACTGTAGATTTCACAATCGTTAAAAATAAAGTTGGTAGTCCTTTTGGTGTCGGCCAATCAAATCTTTATTTCGGTGTCGGTTTTAATAAACTTGAAGAACTGATTGAAGAAGGCGTCTCTAAAGAGGTCTTTGAAAAAGGCGGCGCTTGGTTTACTCTGCCTTATTGTACAGAAGATGGTGAGGTCATTAAAGTTCAAGGTAAAAATGGATTAAAATCTTACTTTGAACAACATCCAGAAGAGTTAGAAAAAATTGAATCACTAATCAGGGAAAAAGATAATAATAATTTACATACCCATAGTGATGATACAATAGACGAAGAAGGATATTAAGATGGGATTCTATCAATCATGGATGGCCGCGAGTCATCTTGTAAATAAAATTCAAAAGTATGTGAATAATAAAAAGAATCATACTGAAAAAGTTAAAGAATTCATGACCATTGCTGGTCAAACTGTAAATAATGAACCAACTGTTCCTTCTGCTACTGATGCTCTTCTTCGTGTCCAATTGACTCTTGAGGAAACAATTGAAATGGCAGAGGCTGTTCTTAATGAAGAGTCTAAATCCAATAGAGAAGTTAAAACTCTTTTGAATGGCTTGAGAAGAAATCTTGAAAAAATGAAGTCTTTGTCTTCTTCTTTAAAAGACAAGGATTTGAAAGTTGATTTACTTGGTGTCTATGATGCTATTGTAGACATTGACTATGTTAATACGGGCGCGGCCGTTACCTTTGGTTTAGACTTAGAATCTGGATTTAATGAAGTCCATGCTTCCAATATGTCTAAATTTGTTGACGGTAAAGCTCTGAAAAACGAAAACGGTAAGGTTATTAAAGGTCCTAATTATTGGGCCCCGGACTTAGCCAAATTTATTAAATAATACTTTAAAAAGAAAGGACTATTAATGAGCTTTGTATCTACTCCCGAGAATCCAGACGGAGATATTAAACCCGAAGATGTCGGGATGTACACTAATTTACATGCACATAGTATATATAGTCCTTTAGATGGCTTTGGCAAACTGGACGAGTATTGTAAGAGGGCAAAGGCCTTAGGCATGAAAGGCCTTTGTCTTTCTGAGCATGGTAATATGCTTGGTCATCATGAACAAGCTGAGGCATGTAAGAAACATGGGATTAAGCCTATTTTTGCCAATGAAGGATATATGACTTTACATTCCGGCGCGATTAAAGAAAAGATAGAAGGTTATAAAGCCAACTATCACATCTTATTGATTGCTATGAATGAACAGGGTTATCGTAACCTTATGAAAGCTACCTCTATTGCCTGGACTAGGTATAAATACTATAAGCCTCGTTTTGATTTGGCTCTTCTTGAGGAGTGTAACGAGGGTTTGATTTGTACTTCTGCTTGTCTTGGCGGACCTATTAATCAATTGTACTTGGATGGCCGCCCGGAAGAAGCCGAACAGGTTGCATTAAAACTGAAGGAAATATTTGGCGACAGATTCTATCTGGAAAAGACCTATACTGGTCTTGAAGAGCAAGATATTGCCAATAAGAACTTAGTGGAAATCTCTAAGAAGCATAACATTCCTATGGTTATTACTTGTGATAGCCATTATGTTTACCCTTGGCAGTCTGATAATCATGCCAAACTTGTTCTTGTTAATACCGGCGGACAAATCAATAAGGCCGTTAAAAAAGAAGGATTAACAGACTCCAGTAAAGAAGATGCAGACGTAGACAATAACTCTATGTTTTATCAGCCAAGCCAGTATTATTTAAAACCTCATCATGTATTGGTAGAAGAATATTATTCACATCCCGAAGATGCGGAAGCATTTGCAAACACAAATAAGATTGCAGAGATGTGTAATGTAATCCTACCAAAAAATGAGGATATTATTTTCCCTGCCCCATATGAAGACCCTGATTCTGTATTAAGGGGCAGAGCTATGCAATGGTATTCCGAATATTCGGTTAATTTATCTGATGAACAGAAAAAGATTTACCTGGATAGACTTGAAGAAGAATTGGACATGTATTCCAAAATGGGCTTTAGTTCGTATCCTCTTGTTTTGCAAGAGATTATTGACGAAGCCAAATCTCGTGGAATCATGATTGGCCCGGGCAGAGGATGTCTTCTTGCCGGGACAAAGGTTCTTACTAAAAGAGATGGGAAAATTTTCTTCTCTCATATTGAAGATGTAGTCGTTGGCGACCTTGTTTGGACACATAATAACAGATGGAAGTCTGTTTACCATACAGTCAAATATACTGTAGATTTCAGAGATATGATTACATTGGAAACAGAGTTCGGAATGCTTCATTTGACAGATGACCATAAGGTTAAAACCAAACATCACGGATTTGTTCCTGCTTCTCAACTAGATATGCAGGTTCATATTATTGATAGAGGAACTCTTCCCAAGGACATCTTATCTATAGTTGATGACTATGAATACGATAGAATCGATAAATTTGAACTATCAAGCTTTTATGATGAAGATGAATTGGTTAAGGTTTATGACCTGATGGTTGATGAAGACTGTTCATTTAGGACTAATGTATGTATGGTTCACAATAGCGCCGCCGGTTCGCTTTTGTCTTATGCGTTAGGCATTACTGCTATTGACCCCATCCCATACGGTCTAATGTTCAGCCGCTATCTTAACGCCGGACGTGCCAAACTTCCGGTTATCGAAATAAAAGGCTACCCATTAAAAGAGTGGCTATAATAGAAAGAAAATAACAAATGTCTTTACAACACCTTCAGACCGAATTGCTCCCAAAATTAAATGCGGCTACATTTAGTTGTTATTCTGCATACACAAATCTCGACGTCAAGGAGAAATATCTTTTTATCAAAGACTTAGTGAAGACCGGACTTGATTACAATTGGAATTCCTTTATGGATACCTTTTGTATTCCATGCAATGAAGAGGAGCTTCTTTTAAGCTGTTTGCCGGAAGAAATCAATCCAGCACTTTACTTCGAGAAAAGGACTCCCCATAAACTCAATCTTGGGCAGTTTATCAATGTGTATGATTTGGCAGCAACAATTATGGACATGAAAAATGGAGAAGAAAGGCTTGATGATTTGATTCTGAACGATAAAATCTCTTCTCCTCATATTTGGAAAAACACACAAGAAGACCACTTGAAAGAACTTGCTTCTATTCTGTACTTCATGTTAATTTCCAACGCCGCATATTTAAAGATAGAGGGTAGTAAAGACCTACAGTCTGGTGTAAAATAAATCTTGCCGAATTAACAACGGTTAGACTATTTCACATGAAAGGATTTTATAATGCCTGAGACAAGTACACCTTCTGGTTTTTCTATTCCACAATGGACGAGTGGTAGCACTCAAGAAGCATTGCCCTTTGGTAGCGGTACGGCGAGACGTGTTACCACTGAAGACGACATTAGTGTCAGAGATATTAATGACTTACGAAGAGTTGTGGAAACACTTATGATTCATACACACTCGCATCAAGATGCCGTAGGCGGAGGAGGTTGCTAATGGCTATTAGTTTTTTTGAATTGAATAATACAATGACAGAGGCCGATGGCAATTATGATAAGGCCCGCGAGATTTTAGAGCTTTCTGAAGCAGGTTCAATGGACAGGGCGGAAAAGATTTTTTATTTTTCTTCAAACATTGAAGATGATGACTTCTCTTTATATGCATACAATATGTTGAAAGAGGTTGTTCAAAAAGAACTAGCCCTGGTGACTAAAGAACAAGAGCAGTACGCTCTGCTTAGACTGTCTGACTTCTATTGTGAGAAATATGCATTGCCTGATGATTTTGAATATCTTGAAGAAGCGAATGCTCAAGATGTGAAGATTTTTGTCGGACACCTGTATGATTGCTTTAAGGCGCTGGATGGTCTGGAGGAATCGGACTTTAAGTCATTGAAATATCAATTTGTTTTTGATTACGAAACCGATTGGCTTTGGGGATATATCAAGTCAATGTATGAAAAAGTTAAAGTCTATGAAACCAAATTTGGTGTGAACGATTTTATCTTGTCTTTCTTTGACGAAGACAATGCTGTTCGAACTTGCTTAGCTGCTCAAATTCTTGACTACTTCAAAGATACGAAAGTAAAAGAGCCGGAAGAACCTGAAGTCCCCAAAGAGCCTAAAGGAGAATAGAAGTGTATATTCTTAGTATTGTATTCAGTAATCATTGTGACCTTGATTGTTCTTATTGCTGTATACAGTCTAAGAATCAATCTCCTGTTCTTGCTGACTTGAAATCCGTCAAGGATTTCATTTCTAAATATGCTAGGAATGGTTCAGTCGTTGAATTTTATGGCGGCGAACCTACCTTGCATAAAAAAGAGATTTTTGAAATTATTGGTTTCTGTAAATCTCTTGATATAAAAGTTAAGACAAGGCTGTATACTAATGGCCTTTTCTTAGATTGGAGCAGGGAGGAAATATCTTCCCTTGCTTCTAAACTAGATGAAGTTTTGATTTCTTTGGATGGTTCTACATTTGAAGAAAACAAACAAAGATTTGAAGACCAGGCTCAATTTGATTGTGTCATTGAAAATATTAAAACAATGCGAGAATCCATTGAGCTTGATATTACTATCAGTTCCGTATTGTATGGTAAAGTAAAATACGAACGGATATTTGATAACTATAAGTTCTTTTCAGAGCTGGGTGTTGATACATTCAGCTATGAACCAGTTACAATTTACAGGACAGATAAAGCTGTTATTATCCCTAGGGATTTTCTGATACTTTTGTTTAAAGGTGTTATGAAAGTTTCTAGGGATATTTGTATTTCGGGTTCCGGCAAAAGTCTTTTTATTGCAAAAGAATTGATGGCCGCCTCTTGGTATCATCGTGGAGAAAAAGATTTATGCTCTAAAAATGTTAGAGCTATTTCTCCTAGAGGCAATATTTATATGTGCCGCGACCATGCTGCAAATGAAGAAGAAATGTTTTATTCTCCAAAAGTGATTAGATTCTTTAGTAAAAATAATCTTAAATCGGATAATGAATCTTTTCCTGTCGTTGAAGAAAACGAAAAAGAACTTACACATTGTCCTGTTAAAAATATCCAATACAAAGAAGCCGGTGTAGATAAGGACCTATATTGGTTAAAAGATTCTTGGCAGGACTTTATTATTAAACCCCTCTATATGACCATCATTGCAGTTAATTCTAATGATGATGAATCTATGGGGATTGTTGATTGTTTCTATTCTAGAATTGACGATTTTATTCGTGCTGCCATTTCTGGAGAGAAAGACAATGGTGAATAAATGATTTTAGTTAGGAAAGCTACAGAAGCTGATTTTGAATGGCTTGTAGAATGTGCCAATAAGGACTGGGTTATTAATGATTATTCAGATACCTTCGTTGGTTGGCTTAAAAGTTTTGGTATAGCAGATTCTGATATTGAGAAGTGCTATAATTTTGAATGGTTTAAAAAGTACATTTATCCAAAGGCGCCGCAAGACTTATTTGTTGTAAATAACGGCCAAAAGGATATTGGTTTCTTTTGCCAAGATTTCGACTCTACAAATATGATTGTCGGAGGAACAGTTTTTATTCATCCTCATTCTTGTAAGATGTCAATACTCAAAGCAATTAAAGCTATTTGCATTAGAGCTTGTTTAATCCAGGATGAATTTGATGCTTGTGAAGTTAATACATGGGCTCCTCTTATTGTTTCTACCGCTCAGTCTGTTGTTCCTTGTTTGAAAGAGTCTGTTATAACTGATAAGTATCGTATTCTTTATGGTGAAACAAAAGACTTTCCTTCTCGGAAAGATGTGATTTATAAATACAATGTCACCGATATTGATGCTGACAATTGTTTTTGTTTTGACGAGGTGAAAAGATATGGAACTTGAATTTAAAAAAGGGCCCGGCGGTTCTTTTGGATACTATATTGATGGAGCAATCCAATGGGCAACTGGGCGTGACTATGCCAAATACCCAAGAATGTTCCATAAAGTCTATCAGAAAATGTTTCCTGATAACAAAGCTCCTGAGGAATGGAACAATATCCTTGTTATCGGAGGTGGGGACTTCCAATTAATCAGTGAATGCACATTCTTGTCCTATGATAACAGGATTACAATTGTTGACCCCAGCATTAGTGAATACTTTGCTAAGTTTAAGCCTCATCACGGCAAAGCGTTGAATCAATACAAACGGCAATATGAAGCACTGACCACCAAAGCATTTTTGACCATTGTAGAAAAAGATATTCAGTCTTTCTTGTCTGAACTTCAAGAAGGGTACGAAACGTACGATTTGATTGTGTGCGATTTGACAGATGATTTGGGATATGACCCACATAATGTTTATTCTACACAGGTCTATGAAAATCTTTTAAGACCCGGCGGCACTATGATTGGTTATGGTGGACTGTCCTCTAAGCAATTCTTTGAAGAGTTTCCTCTGCTATTAATGAATCCGACTGAAGTCCATGTTCTTTCAGAGCGATTTGAAAGCTGGAACGGCGATACCGGAATCTTTTACGGCATTACAAAAGCAGGCCTAATTGAATGATTGCCATACCAGAATTGGTCTCTTCTTCAAAAGACAGATTATGGAAGAGAGGAGAACGATGGGCTATGTATATGTCAAGATATGAAGAGTTCATTGGGATAAAATGTAAGCCTATTGTTGACAGCATAGTGGAAGAATATGGCAGTCCGTATGAAGAGTCAACTGCAGCGATAGTTTTTGCTGTTCTAGATAAAAATTTTCTGGATTTAAATTTCACTTTCTTGACCCCTTGCAGCAAGTCATTGGGCGAATATTTTTATATTGTGGCTCTCAATGATTTTGATGCCCTTTTAAACGATGAGCATATCCATTTGTCTACAGGTGAACTTCTTCCTATAAAAAGATACTCCAAATTTGAATGTCTTGATAATATTGCCATGATATCTGGAATTGAAATTCTTCCTTCAGGCTTTAATCTTGCAAGAATAATTGATTCGGACAGTCTTCCATATATGACATATGAACAAATGATAAAGGAAATAGAGAGATGAAAGAATCATCCATATATATGCTTAGAGGGCTTTATGCCAATGAAAGATTCTCTGCTATTGGAGATAATGGATATGTTTGTAACATATCCGATGGCGACACTGAATTTGGCAGTAAAATAGTCCAAGAGATTTTCGAATCTTATCGTATGTGCCCTAAAGATAGTGACGCTATCTACGGCATTTGGATTCCTGATAGGTCTGGCGTTTTAAACGGATGTCCCTATGGAAGCCTTCCGAATAACGTAAAGGTGTTTTTAATTCCTTTGTTTCAGAGTTCAATTGAATACGAAGAAGAATTCTATGAGTCCAAACCAATAGAGTTCTGTTTTAATATTACCGAACACTCCAAGTTTAGACATATGGGCGGCGCTGGCATTTATGCGTTTATCACAGTCTTCAAAAAAGGCTCGAGTCTTGATTTAAAACTTCCAGAAAAAACAATAAGTTATTCTGAAATCATAGAAAAAGATTCAATCCTAAGTGACAAGTGCAATCTAGATAACGTAAAGATTCCTGAATTCAAAATCTTTAAGCACCCACAGTTGCTTCAATCCATTATTGATTCAATTGGAATGTATCCAAACACAATGGACAAACTTTCCGGAATATGGAATACAAACTTTCTCTATGTAAATGGTCTTGTAAATTCTAAGGCCCATAGAAACCCTTTGTCCCATTTGACATCTGTTGGCCTTGAAATCGAAATCGAAAAGTTCAATGAAGACGGTAGCTATGTCATCTCCGGGATTGAACTTGAAGAATTTGAAGACTGCTCCGTTGCAGAACATACGGACACAATTAACTTTGATACAAGAAGAATAAGACTATTTGTTCCTATCGGCGAAGTTAATGAAGAGAGTTATGTTAAGATTGGAGACAATGTCATAAGGTTTGCTTCCGGCGTTCCTATTGGTTTTGATTGCACAAAACCACATTCTGCAGAAATCAAAGGTAAAATGAATGCACTCATTATAGATATGCTTCCAAAAGAATCTACAATAGCAGAAAGAATCAGCTATATGATTCAACCATTAGGATATTATATGGAGAAAGAAAATGAGTGACTATAAAACCTTAAGAGAACTTGTCCTTTCTCACTCTGATTCTGATTGGTTTAAAGAGCATAAGTCTAATATTATGTTTGAGTTAAACCATTGTGAATTACATCATATAGATTCCTATTATTTGAATTTGTACAATGCAGGAATTAAGGGCATTCAAGAAAATGAATCTAATTCTTCTATTGCCTATTTACTTGGCATTGTAACTGTTCCGCCGAATGGTAAAGTCCATACTGTCGGTGGTGGCTTCCCGGATATTGATACAGATTTCGAGAAAGACCGTAGACCAGAAGTGTTTGAAATGCTTCGAGATAAATATGGTGATGGATTTGCACATCTTGGAACTTTGACATACACCGGCGGTAAGAAAGCCTTTAAGGATGCAGCACGTATTCATGGAATGAGCTTTGACAAGGCCAACAAAATATCCGGAATGATGCCCGAAATTGGTTGTCCTCCTTTAGATGAACTTCTAGAAGAGAACAAAGAAATCAAACAGTTATATGACTCAGACCCCGAAGTTAAAGAGGTTTGGGATGATGCTATAAATCTAAGTGATTGTTTGTCAGCTAGCAGCGTTCATGCCTGCCTATTAGCAGGCACAAAAGTGTATGTCAAAAAGGATGGATATTCCAAATCAGAGCTAATGAATATCGAGGATATCAAACCTGGTTATCTTGTCTTGACCCATAAGTTAAGATGGAAACCTGTAGTTGAAGTCCAAGTTAGCAAGGCCAAGAGAAATGATATTTTACATATCTCTTATCAGTGTTCCGAATACGATGGCTTCGGCTATATTGAATGCACTTCTAACCATCCTATTGCACTTATAGACCCAGAAGAATCTGCTCCTGAAGGATACTTTAATGGTAGACTTGTTTGGGTTGATGCAGAGAATGTAAGCGTTGGCAATGGAATGATTGGCGTCAATGACAAGGATAGCATTAGATATTCTCGTAGGGTTCTTGATACTTCTAAGGCTTTTGATAAAGACCTTGAATCAGAGGTTGATGTATATAACTTCACCGTACTAGACGATTCTTCCTACATTGCTAATGGCGTAGTTGTTCACAACTGCGGCGTTGCATTGTCTGACCGTCCGCTTTGGGAAGATGTGCCATTGTGGGATAGCAAAGGTGCTCCTGTTATTCAATGGGAGGGAAATAGGATTGAAGAGACATCGAATGTAGTTAAATTGGACATCCTTGGATTAAAAACTCTTACAGTCCTTAACTTTGCTAGAGAGCTGATTAAGAAACGTCATGGAGTTGACGTAGATTGGTATAATTTGCCAATGGACAATGAGGCGGCATATAGAGTGCTTTGGAATGAAAGAAACTATGGCATCTTTCAATTTGAAGAGGCCGGTATGTCTGGATTTGTTAATGCTTGTAAACCTAAAACTATCCATGATATTGCAGTGATTGTAGCAACCTATCGCCCTAAAGAGGTCTGGGGCGCCAGATAGAAATGTCTGGATGAAAAATCGGGTGAACTCAGGGAAACCTAAGTCTTTTAAGATAAGGCAATCCTGAGCCAAGCTTGTAGTACACTACAAGAAGGTGCAGAGACTACTGGAGAACTATAGTGTTCTTAATTACCAGATACAGCGCCCGACACCTAAGTCATTTGATATGGTGATGAGATAGTCCAATCCTGATAGAAATATCAGATATCGTTGTATTGTATTTTCTGGGACCTCTTAACATTCCCGGGTTAGTACAACGAATTATAGGAAAGATTTCGGGAGAACTTCCTCCAACGAAATTTAGATTTCCTAAGTATGACCACATTTTTAAAAGTGCACATAACGAATTGATTTTTCAGGAAGGTTCTAAGAGGGACGTTTAAAGTGGAAACACTTTTTATTATGACTGGCCAATATCGGTGAAGGGGTTTTGCTTTTATCCTAATATGGATTGCTTCCCAATACCGAGATAACTCTGTATTTAAATGATGCGGGGCATCGTAGAGCATAGAATCTGAAACTCCAATGGAGAATATAATGATTCCACGAGTGGCCGGCACCTAAGTTGATTTTCAATATGGTGAAAATGTATGCCGAACTATATCGAGAGCAAAAGTAGATATAGAGCCAAAGGATAAAAAGCCTTTGGGATAACAAATTGTCCTCCGATTATCAAAAGAAATGTGCGGCTTCTCTGATATTAAAGCTGACGTCCTGAGAAAGGCTGTAGGTAGATTTTTATCTTTTATTTTTTATTAACACAATGCAGGATTTTATTACCCTTTATAACAATCATAATAGCATAGCGCAGATATCATCTATTACTGGCGAAAGTCCTTACAAAATTACAAGATTCTTAAAATCAAATGGAGTAAAGGTTAGCCGAAGTAGATGTAGATTTAATATAAATTCCGACTTCTTCAGTAATATAGATACCGAAGAAAAGGCTTATTTCCTCGGGCTAATAGGCGCCGATGGAAGCATCTCATATTTCAGGAACGGCAAAAGAGCGTTCTCAATAGAACTTCTAACATCTGATATAGATATTTTGAATCGACTATCTTTTCTTATTTCCGGTAATTATAATTTAGTAAAAACATATCACCGCGAAGGAAGGAACCCAACTTCAAAAATTTCATTTTCAGATGAGACTTTTATAAATATTCTAGAGTCTAATGGAATAAAAAGAAACAAGAGCTTAGATTATGGATTTCCAGAGATTGACCATAGCCTTTTACCTCATTTTATAAGGGGATATTTTGATGGCGACGGTTCAGTTTATTTGTCTGGGAATACAACCAAGATAAGCTTTACTGGTTCTAAAAATTTTATACCTGTTTTGAACTCTATGCTGTTTAGGGAAGGTGCAACCCTAAGGGAATATAAGATTGTCGACAGAGGAAATTTCTGCTCTATTCACCTTGGAGGAATCCTTCCTTCCAAAATGCTATACGATTATATGTATTCTAATGCTAATGTGTATTTAAAAAGAAAGAAGATAAAATTTGAATCTGCCCCTTGTTTTAGTAATAAGACAATGTGCATCGAGCAAAATCGGTGAAGGCTGAGATGCTAATACCGAGGTAAGTTTGCAGGGACTGCAAACCACCGTAGAGCGTAGAGATTGAAAAGATATAATATCTCCAAGAGTGTTCGACATCCTAATGGGATGAAAATGTACGCCGAACTTATACGAACATGAAGTATAAGAACTGTCGGATAAAAAGCCGGCAGGATAACATAATTGAAAAAAGATGCAGCCAAACTGGCATCACTCAGAGAAGACTTCATCAATGGTGCAGTGGCCAATGGTGAAAGTGAAAAAGAAGTAGCACAATTCTGGGAAGAGCTCCTGGAATTTGCGAGGTATGCGTCATTGGCGCCTTTATATAGAAATATACAAATGATAATCCCGTTAATTGCTGGAACCCGTTTAGGGAATCAGCAGCCACGTCCAAGGACAGGTTCAACGACTAGCTGAAAAGCGTAATGCACAAGCGTATGGTGCGTGAAAATGGGAATTCTACAGTGGATTTATTCCTCTATGTAGACACCTTATTGGTGCCTTACCGGGTAATGCCGGAGGATATGATATAGTCTGAACTTCATGGAAACATGAAGCAGTTAATAACGGGCCTCAACTTGCGAATGGGGCTGAACATAATGTCAACGCGAGTCATGCCTATTCCTATGGGCATTTGACTTATTACACTGCATGGCTTAAAGCCAATTATCCGGAAGAGTTTTATTGTTCTATTATTACTTGCGAAACTGATACTTCTATGCGTGAAGTTTATATGGAAGATGCTGTTTCTAAAGGAATTAATATTCTTCCGCCCGATTTGAATGAATCTGTCGGTACATTTGGTTTGAACCGTAACAATGATATCATTTATGGTTTTACTGGAATTAAAAGTATTGGTGATGGTGCAATTGAGAAATTGATTGAACTTCGTCCTTATGATAGTTTTGGTGATTTCTTATTGAGGAGTTATTTATTAACTACAAACATCAATAAGAAGGTGTATGATAACCTAATCATGTCCGGCGCGGTTGACTCTTTCGGATACAAACGAAGCGTCTTGATTCGCTCTTATGCGAAATTCATTTCTGACTTTGACCCTAAAGGTTTGCTTAAAAAAGAATGTAGGGCAGCAAAGGGAATTAGTAAAGAAACTGCTATTAAAATCAAAGAGTTCTGTAAACAAGAGCCGGCATATTTTGTTGACCCTCTGTTTAAAGAATTCACAATGTTAGAAATCCTTGAAGCAGAAAAAGAGCTGATTGGAGTTTATGTCTCTGGCAATCCTATGGAAATCATTTCCAGAGGTATTAAAGAGGTACATTACGACTCTTCCCAGATTGAGCAATCTGTAAGCGAAACAGGCGTCTTTAACGGAGCTATTCTTGCCTATATCTCTAAGGTTAGAGCTATAACTACCAAAACCGGGAAGCCTATGGCCTTTATTGAGGCCAAGGATAAAGACGGCAGAGACTTTGCCATGACCGTCTTTTCTGGTGTTTATGAGCCCAATAAGGAAACATTTAAAGCGGGCAAGTATTTGCTCTGCTATGTTTCTGCTAAAAAGAGCTATAGAGGCACTGGAATTGATTGTGTTATCAATTCTGTATTGGATTTATCTGAAGAAAGTAAAACCGAGAGTGAAGCTTCTTCGGTTTTCGAAGAAATAGGGATTGGCTTCTCAGGGTTTCCTTCTCCTGTTAGACTTAGGACTATTCTGAATAAAATACAGGGTTATGAGGGTTCTCAAGAAAGCACTAAGGTTTATCTTAGCTTTTATGACTTTGAGCCAGAAATAAGTCCCGGCGTCAAGATTGATAAAACAACAATACGGTTTGGGCCTTATTATATAAGACCAGCAGATATTGATGTCGTTAGGGATTTTAACAGCATTAAAGACGCTGTAATTACAACTCGTTGATTGTATCGGGCTGCATTAAAGCGGCCCGTCAATCTTTACCCCCGGAGGTATTATGCCTACCAATCTTTTTGATTTTGTTCCTAAGGGGAAAATCAGATTAGCTTTATTCTGTTTGTCTTCGTTTAATCAGACCATTTCATCTGGTACGAGTAAACCTAGGCACAGTTGTATCGTTAGAATGCTTTATTTGATGTCTGAATATCCTACGTCTGTTTCTATAGAGGTAAGGGACAAAGATAATGAACCTTTGGTGTTCTTCATTGAAGACATAACCAAGGATGACCTTAGGCTTGATGACGAAAGATATACTCTGAAAAACGAGACTGTAGACAGAATCATGTCTAAGCTTATAGAAAGTATGGAATGATAAAACAATTCTTCATTGACAGTGTTGATAACATTAACATGAAGACGACTTTCTTTCCTGATGAAAAGGTTGACTTTGATGGTGTCCTTTTCGATGGAGAAGGTGTCCCCGGTAAGGGAGTTAATCTTCATGTTTCAATTAAAAGGTCTGTTCTTTTGGCCTGTATTAAAGCAATGGCCGATAATAGGACAGCCATTTATGAATTGAGTCCTTATGCAGATGTGTCCCTAAGTGAAATTGGGGAACCTATTGGTGTTTTTATCCGTAGGGATGAAGATGCTATGATTCGTTTATATTATAAATGTAAGTTTACATTTGATGGGGTTTCTTACGAGCATTCTTTTGATATGCGTCCGTATATGCCTATGGATTTGATTCATTTTTTAACAGAGTTTAAATAAATGAAATTTTTTAAAACAATAGAGGATAACATCTTAGCCGCGCCGCCCTTAAAAGGCAGCAGGCTAAAAACGCTTTACCCCTCATCAGCCTCTTGTAGAGATATTGATAATCCCGAAGTTGTTCATGGAGGTTGTTTAAGAGCTACATGGTATAGATTATCCGGATACTCTGAATCTGACCCTTCTGGAGCTTACAGTCAATATATTTTTGCTGCAGGTAAGATGTGGGAAGAATGGATTATTGAGCAGTGTAAGCTTGGCGGATTCTTTGTGATGAACAACCTTAAGTTTTCTATCCCCGAGTATTATTTGTCCGGTGAAATTGATATTGCCATTAAAGACCCTAGCACTGGTGAAATTATCATTGTAGAGTCTAAGACCTATAGCTCTGGGAATTATCAAGCTAAGGCTGAATATGCTGGTATAGGAGGGCGTGTTCCTATGCCTAAGCATCAAAATGTTATGCAGGCCGCATTGTATTTGCATCATTTCAGCAATCCTGAAAATGGTGGAATTAAAAGAGTTCTATTGACTTATTTTGATAGAGCTTGTGGCGGACCTGAAAACAATAGGGAATTCTGGGTTACACTTCGCCCGGAAGGAGATAGGACATATATCCATATTGACACTGAAGATATCAAAGGTGTTCATCATTCTTATGATATGCCCGGTATTACATTGGATGGTGTTTTTGAAAGATATCAAGAGCAAATTGAGGTTGCTAAGAATTATAAAGATAACCCTCCGCCGCCTGATTATCAACATGTCTATTCAAAAGAAAAAGTGATTCGTCTTTGGGATGCAGGTGAGATTGCAAAGACAAAATATGAAAAATGGGCAAGAAATCCAGAAACCAATCCTATTGGAGACTGGCAATGCGCATATTGTAACTATAAGACTATTTGTAAACAACAAAAAGAAGAACAAGGATATACATAATGTCTAAACAAGAACAAAAGCAAACTGAACAAACACAACCTCAAATCAAAGTGGAAAACTTTGAAGATGTTTCAAAATGTCTTACTGAAATCTATTTTGGAATGGGTGCATTCCAAGCAAACTTTGCAAGAATTTCTCATGGGTTCTCTGAATTCGACGGCAAATGGATGTCTAACTTCTTGATTTGTGAAGCTATTTTGGCTTTACTTGAGAAGAAAGAAGTTGTCACTCGTGAAGAAATCGAAAACGAAATGGCTCGACTTGCCAAAGAAATTCAAGAACATCGTGATGCATTGGCCAAAGAAGCCGAAGCAGAAGCGCAAAAGCAGGCACAAGAACTGACAGAGTCTGCAGAAGCAGCAGTTAAAGCAGCAGCCGAAAAACAACAATAATAATAAATAGAGGCTAGATATGTCTTACAGAAAAATTAGTGACTTTGAAAACCAGCTTGACAGTATTCGAATGTTTCTTCCTGCCTATCTTCATGAGCATGGATTGAACGTTGAGAATGGCAAAAAGATTTGCTGTTTGAATCCTGACCATAATGACCATCATCCGTCTATGTCTATGTTTATGGCAGAGCAAGGATATCCTTTGGTCAAATGTCTAAGTTGTGGCTCTACTATGGATATCTTCAATGCGGCTCATGTGCTTGAGGATAAGCCTATCTCCGGGCCGGGATTTGTTGATAATACTGTTGCATATCTGGCCGATAAATACGGTATAGAGCTCGTATATCGTAAACTTTCTGAAGATGAGGTATACGAGCTGAATATGTATCAGGCTTATGAGGCTGCCTCCAATTACATTACGTCTCGCACTGACCTTAATGAAAAGCAGATTGCAGAAATGGAAAAGCGTCAGTTCTCTCCAGACTTCATGAAACGTTATCGTATTGGTGTTTGCAATGATGTTGGAGCTATGAGACATCACTTAAATACTCTTGGATTTAAGAACACCTTTATTGATGAAATTGATTTATGTAATCCGGCCTTATTTAGTCCTTCCAATTTTATCTATACCATTTGTGACGAATTTGGAAGACCTGTAGGATTCCAAGCAAGAAACCTTATTTATGATGGTGTTATCAATGAGGAAGGCAGACTTGTAAATGGGCCCAAGTTTATTGGTACTAAAAACGGCATCAAAAAGAATATCTACAAAAAAGGTGAACGACTATATCTCCTTGATAAAGCAAGGAAAACTACGGAAAGTATCTTTATTGTAGAGGGAAATTCCGATGCATTGAGCCTACATAACAATGGGATGTTCAATGCTGTTGGCATTTGTGGGTTAGAGTTTTCAGAGGCTCATCTGAATACATTGAGACGCAATGGCTTGTACGACATTACGATGTGTCTTGACAATGATGCAGCCGGTAGAAATAAAGCCGTAGAGATGCTGGATAAGGTTATCTCTAAAACCCACGATATTAAGTTTTCTTTTGTTTTCTTGCCCGACGAGTATGTTGATGGCGTTAGAACAAAAGTTGACCCTGATGAATTTATTCGCAAATACGGTATTGAGGAATTTAAGAAACTTCCTAGAGTCTCATCTTTTTCCTGGAGGCTGTCTTTGTTTGAAGACGAAGATATGGATGCCGCCGATATATGCGAAAAGATGGTTCCTATTATAACAAGTGAACCTAGTTCTATTCGCAGGGAAAAGATGATTTCCGAATTGTCTGTATTCACCGGTTATAGTGATAGGGTTATTCGTGATGAAGTTAATAAGTCTGAACGCGAAAAAGACCGTAGATGTGAAGACTCTAAACGTCTGATTATTGATAAGCTTGTTAAGGATTTATCTTCTGATTCTAAAGATGCAGAGTCTCTTTTGGGTGAAGCTTTGTCTAATATTGGTCAGATTAACCATATGAACAATACGGACATAATGGATACTTCTGCCCGGGTTAATAATATTCTTGGTATTAAAGAATATCAGGAAGACCCTACAAGTGGTAAATATACGGACTGGGGCGGCGATATGCCTATTCTGTCTGCTGCTACTGACGGTGATATCCAAGAGAAAGTTATCTTTATCGGCGGTTCATCTAACTCAGGTAAGACTTCTTGGCAAGTAAATTTGTCTTGGCGTATTGTAGAAAACAATCCTCATGCAATGGTAATCTTTTTGTCTATTGATGATAGTGCAAAAGAGTTATTGCCTAGGTTCATTTCTTATGATGCATCCAAACGTGCAAGAGATAATTCCAATATGGATGTCTTTGATACTATCAATATCAACAAATTTGCTAAGCCCGAATTATATAAGGATAGCCGAGAGTACCCTCTGATTCTGGAAGAACGTGAAATCTTTTTCCGCAAATTCCTAAGTTATGCCAGAGAAGATAGATTCATTATCTATGATAGTGTTGATGGACGTTCATTAGCGTTTATTAAAACCTTGATGGCTAATTATCGTGACAAATACCCCGGCCGACATATCTATTTCTTCATTGATAACTTCCACTTGATTCAAGTTCCTGCCGACTGGTCAGGACGTGAAAAGTTCCAACACATTTCACATGAGCTGAAAGCATACTCTGTTGAATACGGCCTAACTGTTGTTTCTACCGTTGAGTATACGAAAATGCCGCCTGATGTTCGTCCGCATAACAATAACATTGCAGAGTCAAATAGCTTGGTCTATGACAGTAACTTGATTATGCACGGATGGAATGAGCTTCACGGTCTTCGTGAAAAAGCAATAGCTTATCACATTGACTATAGTGAAGATGAGTCCAGACGCAAGAAGCCTCTTGTACTCTGGAGTATTGGCAAGAATAAGGTTGCATCCTTTAAGGGCGATATTCCTACTAGATTTTGGCCTGAAAAAGCCTACTTTGAGGAAATGAGCCCCAAAGAGTTTGAGGCCCTTATTCAGCAGAATAAAGCAGCAATGGAGAATCAGCCGAATGCTTCACAATGAAATCGAAGAAATTGTAGCTTCTGCACATCTAGAAGAAGAGAAGCCTGTATCAAGGCAATCTTCTGTGTTTAAGCATAATTCTAATATGTTTAAACTATTTACGGAATGTGTCCATAAAATAGATGACCCAGATACGTTGTATAAGAACATTGATAAGATTTGCTCTTTTGAAGGATTGAAGTCTTCTGATGAAAATCTTAGCCTGTATCAGAGGACAAGCGTTGCAATGTATGAATCTATTAAAAAATATATCTCGGACCTTAATGGACCGAGTAATGTTCCGATTCTTCATTTTGAGCAATTCCTTGTTAAGAACTTCAAAGACGCAAGACCTGTTGATGAAGACTATAAGTCTGCATGCAGAGGTGTTCTAAATGCTGTTTTGGATACAATATCAGATAGAGTTTATCATTCTATTGGGGCAATTGATGATGAGGTATTTTTCTGGTCTTATGGAAGGAAGCCTAGGAAAACTTTTAACAGTTCCATTGACTTAATTTTGATGATGGAAGATGGAGTTGAACTCTTCTTTATTAGTCCCATTCATAATCCTAAGATTAATAAATCGGCTTTCTCGTATAATAATCCTAGGATTATGGCTGCTGCAAAACATATGACGGACATTGGCATTAAAGTTAATTTTATCCATGATATTAATGTTCCATTTGGTTTTATACATAAAGAGCTTGATTACAAATGGATTTCTAAAAGACCTGATATGATGGATGGTATACTAAGGGAAGCCACAATTAGATTTATGTCTTCGGACTCTACTTCTGCTGGTAATCCGGGCAAGTGTTCTTCTTGTCCGAACCATTCTTTCTGCGGCATAGAAAAGATGATACCCAGAAACTTTTAAAAAAGGACTTAAGATGGGATGTAATCAAATTAAAATCAATAAGAGGAAGGCAGGTATTGTTCTTAGGAGAAATGATGTTACTTTTTCTCATATGAAAACATTGGGACTTGGTTTTGCGGCTGGGGCTTCTCCTGTTGTCTTTTTAAAGCTGACCGGCGACCTTGCCTTTATCTCTTGGCCGATATTGTTACTTTTCCCGGTTATATTTACATTCTCTGTGTTCGCTCTATTGATTCTCCTCCTGATGATTAGTGAAATATACAGAACCTTGAGATGCAAAATAACAAAGGATTGCGATGAAAATAGTTCACATGGCTCCTGAAAACATGGGCTTTAATGTAGAGGGCAGCTATGACCATCAGGTTGTTGTTGCTGTCCTTGAAGATGACGGCATTCAAGTAGGTCTTATTGTAGATAAGGTTTACAATGCTTGTTATATAAATGAAATTATAGATAAGAATGCTATTTGGAAGTTTTCATACCATAATTTTAAAAAGGTTGAAGATGATAAAGCATTTGAGGCTTATCGTAAGTTCTTCTATGATAATGGCTTAGGTGTTATTCTTGATGGCATTGGGCAAAGTCAATTAAGCTCCATTAAAGGTATTAATTATGGGGCTAGACAATAGAGGCTCCGAAGAACAGAGGATTATCTATCGTTTCCTCTGTCAGCTTTATCCCACATGTGATGTTATCTATGAGGCCCAGCTTCCGAATGGCACTAGGTACGATTGTTTTGTAAAGCAAATGGGAATTGTAGTAGAATTGGACGGGGTGCAGCATACCCAATTCGTCAAACATTTCCATAAAGACAAATCCGGATTTAATTGGCAGAAGTTCAAAGACAAAAAGAAAGATGCCGAAGCGGAAGAGTCTGGAATAAAGCTCGTCAGAATTCCTCAAAAAGATTGTCCCAAAACAAAAGAAGAACTTAAGGCCCTGATAGACTCTGTTCCTTACCCTGATGTAGAATATGTTTTCTCAGATATACTTAAAACTGAAGAAAAACAACACCTTAAAAGGGCAAGAGAAATAAGGCAAATGCGTTACAGAGAAGCAAAACAAAAGAAATGTGGTTGATTGCAATGCCACACAAAGCAGGACCTAATTGCAATAATTCAAAAGGCAAATGACCTCCAATATGGCTGAATTTAGTTTTTCATAATAAAATCTCCTTAACCCGGGCCGACCAGGGCAGAGTCGGCAAATAATAAAAATAAAAACGAATTGAGATTCGAATTCTACAAACCTTCGCAATTTTCGCAAGGAAAATTGCGCCCCTGGTCCCCAGGGTGACATCAGCTCCCCGGCGCCTAGGGCCCGGTGGGCTGACGGATACAATCGTATCCGGCCTTTCCACAGGCAAATTGTTCATGATATTTTCCTTTCAAATGTAGGTTAAGTTAATATTCTTTTCCTTTCCGATGTTAACATTTGTTAACCGGGGCTGTTATCCTAAAAGCTTAGCAGTCCCACCTTCTACTGCCTGAGGGCAGTGTATACCCTTGGTTTTTAAAAATAAAAAACCAACATCGTTCTGCCGCTTTGGGCAAATCGATGTTAAGCTGTGCCGGCAAGCCGGCACAGCTAGGAGTCCGCGCTGTATGATTTCCTAGCCGTTCTTTGCGATTGGCAGGTTATCATGGCGTTGTCTCGACTATGTCTTGACTTGGAATCCTACCTTAACGAACTGATGTTCGAAAGATAAAGTGTGGTTGTTAACCCTTATTGTTAATAAAGGAATACTTGTATGACAGGTACCGTATTTGGGAAAGAATTATTTCCTAAGACTTTATTCTTGGACCGAAGCCAGGGTGCTACGGTCCAACGTTTTGATAATCCGAGATACAAGGTTATCTTGGATTTGTTTACTATGCAGCTTGAAAAGATTTGGCGTCCTGAAGAAATTGATATGACTACGGACAGGACAAATTTTCCATTGCTTACTAAAGCTGAGGAACATGTTGTTATTTCCAATATCAAACGGCAGATTCTGTTAGACTCTATTATGGGACGTGCTCCTACTGCTGTGTTTAATCCTGCAGTTGCTGACCCTAGTCTTGAATGTGTTGTTCAGACTTGGTCTTTATTTGAATGTCTTGCTGAAGGAACTGAAGTTCTTACTGATAAAGGTTGGATTGATATTAAAGATGTGACTATGGAAACTATGGTTGCTCAATATCGTTCTATCAATAGAGGGTTGTATTGGACTCTTCCTGAGAAGATTCATGTTTATGATAAAGATGAAGAGTTGATTCGTTTTAAATCAGCAGACGGCCGGTTTGAACAGTTCGTGACTAAGAATCATAGGATGCCTTTTATTTCTGCTCCTAATGCAGAGTTAATTGGTTTTACTCTTGCTGATGATTTTACTCCTAGTGAAAGTGTTTTGCTTCCATTGACCGGCGCGGCCGTTGATGATGAAGACTTTGAAGATTTTGATATGACGGACAGTATTAAAATCTATGCAACTGTTTTAGGATATAAACTCAATACGAGTGAAGGTCTTCCTGATGAGCTTCATTTCTATGGTAAGAACAAGTATGCCGCGTCATTGATTGGCCCTGTTGCACAACCTAGTTATATCTTTGACGACAGGATTGAATTCGAATTAGAAGGAGTAATGCAAGATGTCTATTATAATCGCCTTACTAATTTATTCCCTCTTTCTTCGATGACCTATATGAAAGGTTATCAACTGCTTGGTGTAATCAAGAATATGATTGAAGCATCAGGTAGGGATAATCTTTGGGTTGAACGTAAAGATATTGCCGATGATATCCAGGCCCTATTATTTGTTTCTGGTATTCATGTTGTTTATAAAGAAGAAGATGGCGGATATGTTTTAGATATCTCTATTGATGATACTGTTGATGGAGATAAAATTGAGAAGACTTATGAACAATACAAGGGCAAGGTTTACTGTTTGACAGTGCCAACCGGCGCGTTTGTTGTTCGTTATAAAGGCATTCCCTCTATTACCGGCAACTGTCTGCATTCTTTCTCTTATACACATATCATTCAACAATCTTTTGTTAATCCAAAAGAAACATTGGATACAGTTATGGACATCCAGGAGATTGTCCAGTGTAAAGATAGCATTTGTAAATACTATGATGAAGCTATTCAAAAGGTCCAAGACTATTACGAAGGAAGATGCGAACGTATTGATGCCGTAAGGGCAATATGGCTTGCATTGCATACTGCGAATGCTTTGGAGTCTATTCGATTCCAGGTTTCTTTTGCATGTAGTTTTATTTTTGGTCAAATGGGCAAATTGCCCGGACTTGCGCGTATTATTAAACTCATTAACCGTGATGAGAACATTCACGTCGCAATTACCAATAACCTTTTAAGCATCCTTCCTATTGATGACTTAGACTTCATGGTTGTTTCAGAAGAAAAATCTGTCAAAAAAGAAGTCGAGAACATCTGGAGAGATGCAATCATGGAAGAATTTGAATGGTGCAAATACCTATTTAAAGAAGGAGAAATCTTTGCATTCAATCAGTCTATCCTTGAAGAATATCTTCGTTATTTGGCTACTGCCAGATTGAAACGATACAATTTGCCGCCATTGGAAGAGCTATGCGGCATTCCTTCTGCTTTCAGAAACCCTATCCCATGGATTACAGCATGGAATGGAGAGGAGAAAGAACAGGTTGCTCCTCAAGAAGCAGAAAAAACAGATTACGAAAGAGGAATTATAGATAAATCTTCCGCTGACTACGGAAGAGTTCTAAATGCACTCATAGAATACGATAACGATAATAACAATGGGGATAACAAATGAAGGTTTTGATTTATTCTAAATCTAACTGCCCTCAATGTATTCAGGCCTCTTCTATTCTTGAAAATCTTGGAACCCGTTACATTGAAAAGCATAAACGATTCTATTTTGAAAAGATTTATGTAGACAATAGTGAATCTGAAATGAACGAAATGAAGGCTCGTTTCTCTGAAATGGGAAAACCTGAGCCGCGTTCCGTTCCTCAGATTTTTATTGACCGTGATGACTCTGGTACATATGAACATGTTGAATATAGCGACTTGAGACAAAAGGTATTAGAACTCGTTAAATCTTTGAATGAAACGGAATAACAAAATGGGATTCAACGTTACTAAAAGAAATGGTGACGTTGTCCCATATAGCCCTGAACGTATTAATTCTTTTTTAGGATTTGTATGTAAGGGGCTGGACAATGTTTCTGTTTCTGAAATTGCCGTCAATAGCAATATTATGTTTTATGATGGTATTTCTACGGAAGAAATTAATGGGGCTTTGTTGACAAGTGCCAATAACCTTATTGACGAAGAACATCCTGATTATGCAATAGTTGCAGGACGTATTCTGCTTTGCAATATGCGTAAATATGTTTATGGCGATTTTGAGCCTAAACATTTATATGAAATTATTAAGAAGAATACAGAACTTGGTATCTATGACCAGATTATTCTTGAGAGATATTCTGAAGAAGAAATTGAATGGTTGAATAAACAGATTCAACATGACCGGGATATGATGTATTCGATATCCGGCGCTGTTGAATGGGAAGGTAAATACTTAGCCAAGAATGCTAAAACCAAAGAATATTACGAAACTCCACAGATTTCGTATATGGTTGCAGCTATGATGTATTTTATCAATGACAAAGGTGATGCTTATACAGACCGTCTGAGTTTTGTTAAAGAGCATTATGATAATATGTCTCTTGGTAGGGTTAATGTTCCCACTCCTCACATTGCTAATTTGAGAAAACCGACTCGTAGTTTTAGTTCATGTGTTCTGATTGAAGCTGAAGATTCTATTGATTCAATAGGAGAATCTGCTACTGCTGCACGTAAATATGCAACATTAGGCGCGGGACTTGGTATTGGCTCGTCCAAACTAAGAGAACGCAATGCAGCAATCAGGAATGGGGCTGCTGTTAATAGCGGTGCTTTGTACCATGCAAAATCAATTGAATATAGTGCGTTGTCATGCAGTCAGGGCGGAATTAGGAAGGGCTCATTAACATTCAATTGGTGGGGATTACATTCTGATATCGAAGAAGTGTTGTTGTATAAAAATAACATGAAAAAAGATTCAGAATCTATGAAGCATTCTGACCATACTATTTTCTTAAATGGTTTTATTCTTAAAGCTGCGGCAGAAAATAAAGAAATAAAACTGTTTTCTCCACATACCTCAAGAGGTCTTTATGACTGTTTTTATTCTGATTGTAGTAGCAATGATTTTCGTAATGCTTATGCCAGAGCAGTAGAGAATGGTGAAGCTGTTGGTTCTATCAATGCAAGAAATATGATTGACTTGCTGATAGAAGAACGATTCGGAACCGGCAGAGTCTATGTTGGTTTTGCGGATAATATTAACCGTCATTCTATGTATGATGTTAGTAAATATCCTATTAAACAATCTAATTTGTGTAAACTTGTGCACCATTAAGTAGTAATACTTAATGCAAATGCGTCTAAAAACGGTGAAACTCTTCTAGAAAGACAATACCGTGCTAACCCGTTATGGGCTGTGTAGAGACTATGAATAAAAGAAGACTTATAAAATTAATTTCAATGTTTAGCTTTGTTGATGGCGGACTCTATAAAAGAGGCCCGAGACATAATGCATATTTTGTTATGAATATGCTCGCAAAGCACGAAGATTATATTGACTGGGTAAAAGAAACGATTGAGCAGGTTACATCTATTACAAAAAGAGATGTAAAAAATCCTTGCAAAAATCCACAAATAAGCATATGCAGTAAATCCCATCCATTATTTACAAAGCTTCATTCGAGGCTTTATATAGATGGATACAAAGGCATTTATCCTCATTTATTAAAAATGATTGACTGGGAATGCCTGGCCATTATGCATATGTGTGATGGCTGCTTTAGAATTACTAGCAAGTTATCTTCGAACTCAATAAAGCGTGGTTCAAAATCAGATGAATATAGTGTCACCTTAAATATGAAACGCTTATCTTATGGAGACCAATTCCTTCTTAAGAAGCTTTTTAAAGAAAAGTTTGACTTAGAGTTTAATATAAATAGTCAAACCTATAAGGGCAAAACCTATTATTATCTTAGATTAAGAACCAAAGATATTGAAAAATTTATGGATGGCATTAAAGACTATATATTGCCATCATTTAGTTATAAAGTCGCTTCGTTCGCACGACGCACTCCTGCTGAAGCAGGATGATGATATAGTCCGAACCCTACAGTGATGTAGGGAGTATGGCAGAAATGACTATACCGCAGACTTTTATCTGCGTAACAATAATTGGCAGAGATTGTTTTACCAACTCAAGGTTTAAATCGTGTTTACGACCCTGAGACAAAAACATACAAACAGGAAGGCTTAATTGCTTTATGTAATTTGAGCGGCATTAACTTTGGGGCTTTTGATGACCCTAAAGATTTAAAACGTGTTGCTTATGTTACAATGCGAGCAGTGGACAATCTTCTTGATTTTCAAGAACATCCGTTCCCTGCGGCGGAAGAGCATAATAGACTTTTCAGACCAATCGGCATTGGTATCACAGGTCTTGCGTATTGGATGGCTAAGAATGATAAAAAATACTCCAATTGCTATGAACTGTTAGACGAATGGATGCAGCATTTCTCTTATGCTGTTATTCAGGCTTCTGTAAACCTTTCCGAAGAACGTGGTACTTGTGATGCATACCACGACACTAAATGGGTCAAAGGCATTTTGCCCAAAGATATGACTACGCCTATGTATAAGTCCATGTTTGATTATGAAGAAAAATTAGACTGGACTGCTCTTAGAGCTATGATATCTAAATATGGTGTTAGAAATGCATCTATGATTGCAATGTTTCCTGCCGAAACAAGTGCCAAAATTTCTGGTTCTGGAACTACAAATGGTATCGAGCCAATACGGGAATTGATTATTTCCAAAGGAGGCAAGAATAGACAAGCCAAATTTGTTGTGCCCGAACTATCAAGACTCAAAGATAAATATGACCGAATCTGGGACCATTTGTCTAATGAAGCCTTGATTAAAACCTATGCTATTATTCAGAGATATACTGACCAGGCTATTTCTGTTAATACATATTACAATAAACAAAACTATCCTGATAATAAGGTGCCCGCATCTGTTATCAGTTGGGACATTACCCTGCATTATTTGTTGGGAGGTAAGACCATGTACTATAATAATAATTATGATGGCCAATCTTCCGACATTATGGACGGTAAAATCATAGAAGTCCCTGATGGTGATGTAACAGACGATACTGACGATTGTGTAGCGTGTAAATTATAATGATTTATGAAATTTCTGCAGGTGATATTCCTGCTATTATTGCTGCCCATAAACGTGCCGAACGTATGGAAGCTAACAGTAAATTAGGTTATTTGAAAGAAAATTCATTCTTTTCTGATGAAGAAGTAGAGATTGTCCCGACACTTGTTTGTGTTTCTCCTAAGCGTAAACTTCGTGTTTCCGAACCGCGCAGAGTGGAGAGTAAAAAAGCTGAACGAGAAGAAGGTCTTATCGAAATGCTTGAAAAGCTTTTTACTCCTCAAGACCCGAAAAAGCATATTGTTGGTCTTGAAGATGCAAAAAGATATTCTGTCTATAAAGAGTTTCAACGTCATAATGATGAGATTCAAAAGATTCGGAATGAGCGCAAGGCTCGTGAGCTTCTTCAATTTCTTCAATACCTAATGAAATAACTTTTTTACGGCTACATTCTAATGGATTATAACCATGTTAGTTAAATGCAAATATCAAATGGTAGTGGGAGATATGCCTCCTTTAGACGGCTGTGCCGTGATGTTTAACGAAGAGCAGCAAGATGCCATTAGGTCTGCTTTTTCAACAATAAATGTCGACATTGAAGTTGATGATACATGGGGATTCTGCAGGATTGTAGCTGTAGAAGGACACCCTATTAAATAAGGTAACAATAATAATGAAAAAACCGTTTTTATTAGGGTTCTCTGGTAAGGCCCATTCAGGAAAAGATTTTTCCGCAGACTTTTTGATTAAGAGTTATCCCGAACTTAAGATTGTTAAAGTCGGATTTGCAGATGCTGTTAGAGATATGGTCAGACCTATCTTTGACGTTGATGCAATTTATCGAAAGGGCAATAAAGAGGACCCTATTGACGGTTTTGGAGTTTCTTTAAGAGAGATTCTTCAAACCCTAGGGACAGACTGGGGAAGACATATGATTGGAAAAGATTTTTGGGTTAAAATCTTAAACAATCGTATTCTTGAAAAGTATATGGATTATGATGTCGTTATTATTTCTGACATTAGATTTGATAACGAGCGCGATTATGTAATCAATAATGGCGGCATTCTGATTGATATTATCGTAGATTCTAATAAGCACTCTGCCTCTAAGTTCTCTGGACATTTGTCTGAGTTTGGAGTTGGAATTTATGATAGTGAAAATATCATTAGGCTAAATAATGATTTTACTGAAGGATATCTTTCTTCTCTTAAAGATACTTTTGATTCTATTTGGCATAAACAAGATGAATAACAATATTTACCTCGATGCCGAAGATGGTGCCGTATTCGATACAATAGAAGAAGCACTGATGAGTTGTTGTCACTTATGTGGCACTCCTCTTGAATGGGAATTGAAGCTGGCCTGGAATGCCACAGCTGAGAAAAGCTTTATAACCGGTTATGATAGATGTTGTGGTTATGAGTTCCGAATCGAGCCTGTCCTCTCGTCCCAAACTGATTTAGAAGGTTATAGGATTCGCCTTTTAAAATTAGCGTAGATTGATATGACCCAAAGCAATCCTTGGTATTATTTATGTTGTCGCTTTCTAAGTTTCTTGGAATCTTAGCATTCCAAAGTATGCTTATTGTAGCTAAACGAATTGTCAACTTTGCATTGGACCTTGTTACTCGTAAAGAGAAAACCTTTCAACGCAATTATGGCAAAAATCCTTTAGCCGAACTCGCAAAATTGGCCTCGCTATGAAAAATCTTGAAGGCCAAATTCCTTATGTCAAAGACTGGTCTGCGTATTACGAGGCCAGGAAGAAGTTTGATAAGAGGAAGAGGCAGCAAAGGTCTCAGAAGGCGTGTCCTAGTTATAAGCCCGGCCCTCATAGTGGTTGGAGATGGACAGGTGCGCTTTCTAGTGAAATAAATAAGTATTCCGATTTTACGGAAGAAGAGCTCCAAATGGGGCTAAAAAATACTGCAAAGATGGACATAATAATGTCTAACTTAACAAGGAATTATCTGACCTTTGACAGGGCATTTGACAAGAGATGGAAAAAATCCAGAGCTTTGATAAGGGATGACATTCTAAGACGGCTGGAACTTAAGATTCATTTTAAATTTCATGACTTAAATTGGGCAATTCTAAAGGAGAACTGGCCAGAACTTTGGAACCGTTCAATTACTAAGTTTATGATGTGGAGTCTTAAGACCTATAATCATGATGCCGGATTTAAGTTTAGTACATTTCTAATCAATCAGCTTCCTGTGTGTATGCAGCTAGAGTTCTACGACTTTTTTAGACGTGGGCCTGTTCATGCGAACTATATGTGGAGAAAGCAGATGACGGGATTTGATGATATTCCCGATGTTTTCTCTTACGACATGGAAGATTGTTTGTATAACCCTAACTTTGCATTAGCTGTTGAATTTAAAAACAGATTTCAAATGTGGGATTAACTATTGCTATATCATTGTCGTTCTTCGATAATGTTGGCATGAACCTATTTCGCATTCTGGGAGGGTTGTTTATTCAGCCTGACCCGCAAACAAAAGAAACACCAAAAGGTCCATATCAGAGTGGCGTAGTTTTGGCAAAAGTCGAACAAGTGAAACCTGTGCAGACAGAGGAATTGGTGGAGACCGCCGTAGAGGCCCCTCAGACGGCCGTAGAGAGCGTTTCTGCGGAAGTTAATGCCAACACCTCACCTGTGCAGGAAAATCAATCTGAGCGCAAATATGAGCCAATCCCGGGAGGCTTTAAATGTCAGCCTTTAAAATTTGGTTACAATGTACTTAGAACTGCTAAATTGGCTTCTGTCAAATCTGCCGGTTTTGGTATGGTCCGTAATGGTGGGACCAGGCCTCATCAAGGTGTCGACCTGGCTGTTCCTAATAATTATCGTTGTTATGCTGTTGATGATGGAACTGTTGTTCTAGCTAAGACAGATGATGATAATGGTTATGGACGAGTGTTGATTATTAAACGTGATGCTGGTCTTTATGTTGCTTATGCTCATTTGAAGAGTATTGCTGTTAAAGTTGGTGATAGGGTTAAAGCTGGTGATTTTGTTGCTTTGACTGGTAGTTCTGGGAATGCTAGAACAATGCCGACTATGGAGTTAGGGTCTCATCTTCATTTTGAAGTTAGGGAAACTATGCGCCCGGGCCCAGGCCTGACCGGACGTTTAGACCCATTGAAGTTCTTTACTCCTGATATTTACAACAAAGACCTGTACAAATAAAATATCCCCGACCCACAAGGGCCGGGGCTTATTTTTATCTTAAGGTTTAGAATTTAGAAGCTGTTCAATTTTACTTAAGACTTCTGGAGACAAATCGAAAGCTGCCAAAGCTTGTTTTACTTTAGCTGTTTTTGTAGACTCACGTTCTTTTTGTTTCAGTTTGATATCTTCGACTATTAGACCTAGGGCCTCTTTTATTGAATAGACAGCTCCGTCTAGTTCTGCGTAGGTAACTTTATCGTAGAGTTGTTTTTCCAATTGGTCTTGTCTTGCAATAGTATTTGATAAGACCACTAGGATATCTTTTAGGGAAGATGATTTAATTGTTTCTCCGTATAGTGTTCTTTCTGTTTTTGATAGTGCTTCTTTATCTGGAACTTTGTATTCTAGTTCTAGTTTAAAGCCTTCTGGCAATTCAGGTGTAATCAATACAAGGATGCGGCCGGTCTTGGTGTCAAGGCTTCCGTCTATTTCTTCTACAGTATAGGTATCATTCTTAGACTTTACCGAACCTTTTATTGCTTTTGCAGGAATCTCGTAAGCAGAGCCTCCGTCACCTGTGATGGTAATGGTTTCTATCATTTTATTTTGTTTCCTCTAGCAATGCTTTTTTGACGGACATTAAAGACTCTGCCTCTTGTAGGTCGTCTATAGCATACATAGCCGCGCCCTGGTTTCCGCTTTTGGACAACTCTTCTATTTTTTCTTGAAGAGCCTGACAGTGCTTTTTGAGTTCTTCTATCTCTAAGAGGATTTGTTCTTTATCCATATTATTGTAGTTTATTTAATAATAGAGGAGCCCGTATTAAAACGAACTCCTCCTAAACATTATTCTTCTGATTTGCCTTCTTTAGCGGCTTCAGCTCCTGCCTCTTCCTGAGGTTTAGGCCCTTCTTCTGATTTAGCTTCTTGGCTTTGTTCTGCTTGCTCTTGTTCTTCTTTTAGAGCGCGTCTTTGCCTAGCAGGAGCCCCAGGAGCTTGTCCCTCTGATTGTGCTTGTGCTTGAGCTGCTCTTTTCTTGAATGGAGACTCCGGTTTTTCAGGAACGTCACCGGATACGACTTCGATTCTCCGGTCTCGTTTTAGTCTTGACAGAGTGTTTTTAACACACTTGATTGCTCGTGTGTTGTTGTCTGCTACTTCAATCTCAACACCGTCTGTAGTGATATTTTTACCTTCAATCGTAATAAATTCGTTTGCGTTTAATTTTTTAACATTCCATTTCATTTGGAAGCTTCCTTATTGTAGTTTTCGATTAAATCTACCAGATATTTTTTCTCAAGCCTGCAATGATGAACTTTTTCAATAAGCGATAATGAGTGCTCTATCAGTGCCCTGGAAGTAGTTCCTTCTAGCTCTGTGATTTCTTGCTCACATTGTCCGAGTCTTACTTCTTCTGCTATTTGTATCTGTTGTTGTTTTTTAGGTTGGTGTGTTAAAGATGAACATGCGCCTAGAATTAACGTAATCAAGGCCACAGATAGTATCCTCATTTTTTCAGCCTTTTGTTATATTCGTCCTTAAAGTCTTTAGAAACACATTCCTGGTCTACTATCATTGCCCGTATTTCGGCATTGTTATCTTTAAGGATATCTTGTATTCCTTTTCGATTTTCCCTAAACTGAGTAAGGACGGTTCCTTCAACGTTACGAATACGATTTGATAGGTCTACAGATGTTTTGAGATACATGGCCTCAGCATCAATTTTTCCGCGCTGATAGCTATTTTCTCCGTATTGATAGATTAGCAATGCTATTAGTCCTATAATAACAATAGCGGATAAGGCTTTCCCCCATAATGGGATAAGGTCTTTAACGCTTTTAATTGTGCTGATTTCCATTTTCAGTTCCTTTGAATAGAGGGTGGTCCGCTTTTGCGAGACCACCCTTTCTTTTCTACTGTATTGTAGAGTAGTCGAATATCAGTTCCCAGGTTCTGTTTGCCAATTTGAAGGAGTACAGTTTGCCGTTTTCCTTTCTGGCTCCGGCTGGAACGACTAGAATCATGTCTCCATCTTTGTATGCGCCGGATGTTGCAGGTAGGGCTGTTACTTCTGCAGCAATGAGATTTGCAGAATCGCCTTTGTCCCCTTTGGGTCCTGCCTGGCCTCTTTCTCCTGGAATACCTTGTGCACCCGCTGGGCCTGCAGGGCCATTTTGACCTGCTGGGCCTTGTGGACCTGTTGGGCCCTTTAAGGTTCTAAGCCAATCTTCTTTTGAGCCGGTGTATCCTGCTTCTTTGGCAACTTCATAGGCAGACTTACCCGGGTCTCCTTTTTGACCGCCAGTGGTTTCCAATGCCCGGACCTTGCCGTCGAGTTCGGTATTTTTGGCTTTTACTGCGGCCAGTCCGTCAAATAGCTTTTTTATTTGGAGTGAGATTAATTCAATTAAGTTCAAGATTTATTCTCCATTTCTTCTACCTTTAGCAACACCGTGTATCTAGTGCCTATATCCTTTTTTGTTCCCGCAATATATCTTAATCTACATCCTAGAAGATGTACAGAATATGGTACAATCTGAACAGTTGGCATTGCAGCTGTTTTATATACAATGTGGACTGTACAAAGGGGCTTACTATATGACCTGCTAAACCTGATATCATTGTCGGTAAAAGCATTCCCGTTGTTGTTAAATACAGACTGAGGAATTTCTATATATTCCCTTTTTGTGCCTTTTTTGAATTCAGGATTAGCCAACCCGACTTCAAGCTGTGTGATACTACGCTTGTGTTCATCGACTAGAGAAGAAATCCTATTTAATTTGTCTATAATTTTTTTAAATTGAAGGGATATAGTTTGTAATACATTCATTTATAGTCCCTTGTTTATGTAATGGTGAAATCCGCGAGCCTTTCAAGCTGGCCGTTGATTTTTCTATAGATTACTGAGTTTTCTTTGTTCCCCATGGAGTCCAATACACCAACAATGGCGCCCTCTTTGATACTTAGGTCTTTGTGCATGTCTAGTGTGCTGTTGTAGAAGTTGGAGATTTTGAAAAGGTCATCGGGAAGCTTTCCATCTTTTCCGTCTTCTCCTTTAGGGCCTGGGTCGCCTTTATCGCCTTTTGGGCCTGGCGGTCCTGGTGGTCCTTGAGGCCCTGTTTCACCCCTAGCGCCTTGAGGCCCTTGTCTTCCGGGAGCACCACCTCCGCCCCCAGAAGGAGTTAGGATTGAACGAATTGAATCTGCACTGATTGAAGATTCGACTCTTTGGCCTTCGATTCCTCGTAGGATTGATGTTAGCGCTGTGACGTCCCCGTTGTCGACATCGAATGTAGAAAACTCTCTACGGACTGAAATCCCATTTACAAAAAAGAATGCGGCGTCCTTTAGTTTTAAATCCAACTGCATTAAGCCACCTTTATTAGGATTCTAGATACATATGGTTTTGTGTATCCGTCTAGTGTTTTCATCTTTATTTTAATTCTAGCTGTGTTTATGATTGAATGTTTTTGTCTTGCAGCTACATATAAGGAAGTTACGTTTGATGGTGTTTTGAATCTACATCCGTTTTCTGATTTTTCTGTGGAAATATCTTTCCCGTATTCTAGTTCCTTGCCGAGGATATATTTAAGCGAGAGAACAATAGGGGTGAATGGGTTTTTCTCCCAGTCATTGTCTATGATTGTATGCTCTACGCCGGCCGCGTCCGCAACCCTGAACTCTCCGGACTTAAAGGATACTAGCTTAAACTTAGTTACGTCATATATCTCCACATAGTTATCTGCAGGGAATGATAGGCTATTAAAGCCTGTATATACGGTTGATTCCCCTGAGAAAGGAACGCCGTTTAGGAAGTATGTGTCACTGAAGTTTATCTTTGCCTCAGAAACAGAGATTCCTGTTGCAGAGACTACATTACCAATTACAGAGATTGGATTTGTGGCATCGTAATACTTGAAGACGTTTGTTTCAAGAAGCGCCGGGTCTATTTCAGTCGAGAAAACATTGCCGTCAGAATGTCTAGTATGGGAGTGTAGCGTAATAATGTTATTATCAGAATAGTCATTTATAGGAAGTATTGTTCTAATTGAGCGACCAGTTTTAGATAACTTTCTTAGCGGCTTAATGTCTTTGTATTCACCACCGTTGATTGAGATTTGGTAGTGCATATCAACATTTCTAGACTGGTAGTTATCACATGTGTCTATTGCGATAAACTCTCCGGAGGCTTGAATAGGAATGTCGCCGGTGACATATTCTGTCGGAGTGGAGTATTTTTTGACAGCTATATGGAATGAGCTGACGTCCACTTTGTAGATATATCGGCCGCCGATATAGTCGGAGTTCTTATCAACCTCTATTATGATTCGTACATACCTATCATTGGTATTACCTATGGATTCATTTAGGCTATTGGTAAGAACCCTGTCTGTTATCCTATTGTAGTTTATTCCGTCATTGCTTTTATAGATAGTATAGATGTAGGCTTTATTTGTCTTTAACTGGATATTGTTAAAGACACCGTATTCTTTTCTATCTATGTCCAATACGAAACTCTTAGCGCCGCCGTTTAGTGAAGAGTATAAAATAGAAGACTTTTCGTTTGTATTCAGCACCTGTGAAGATAATGCACTTCTTCCAGATTCTGTAGTCCAAATTAAATCTACCTTTTTATTACCCTCAAAAATATAGCAAGAAATACCGGAGCCGGTATTGTTTCCAGCAACACTTGTAGATTCGGAAAATGTGTCCGATTCTTTGACTCCGATAATCTTGCCACCATCAACATATGCAGTTGTCTGTCCTTCTATATATGATATAGAAGACGGAGAGTAGTATACTGCCTTTGTGTACTTTGTTATGGACCTGTCTGCAATATTTGCTGCCCTTGCATCTGATGACGCTTTGGTTAGTCTTGTTTTTACGTCTCTAACATAATCTGAAGACTTAATTTCAAATGCCCTTATTCTTGGGATAAGGGCATCAATCTTATCTTGATTACAATAGAGGATGTCGTACCATTCTTTGAGAATTTTATTTAACCCGGCCTCTGTGTATTCGGACGTAATATCCGGTATCGCTACTCCAGAGTGTGAAGTCTGGAAGAGATTAAGGTTGTTTAATGCTTTTTCTACTTTACTCATCTTAGACTGTCACTGTGTTTAATGATAAATTCTTTAGCGAAGGAGACCTTAATATTTCCGAACTTTTATCCTTAGCTCGTTCAGAAAGTACTATATACTCGCTGTCAATTGCTGCGTCCTTAAGTTCAATCTGTCTTTCGTTTACAGAGTAGGAACTCTTATCAAGGACCCTTATAGGAAAGCCTGAGACAAAGATATTTGAATAGATATATTCAACTTCTGTTTCACCGCTTATTGTAGACTGAGAATACAGCATACCGCTATTATAGTCAATAGAGTATAGCCCACTAGAATTATTTGAGTCTGCTGTTTCCACCGAAATAAAGGTGTCTATGATGTCGTCTGTGAATACGCCTTCTGGAAGCTGAACAAATGTTTCATTGCCTACGTCCTCTAGCATATAGTCGCCGCGATAGATGAGTTCATCACGACTGAAGACCTTAGAATTCAATTGTTCAACTCCGCCGGTTATATCTAGTTCGGAGAAATGGTTTACAAGTCTTCCTAAACTAAATCTATTTGACGATTTAGGAATTAGTACACTTATAGTTCCAGAGCTTCTGAATTCGTCTATGCCATTGATGAATTGAACCTCTTTTACAAACGATAGAAGCGAAGATGCTTTGTTCGTAAACTTCAGCCCGCCCTTTAGTAGTCCGGAGTGAGATAGTTTTGCAGACAATTGGCCGTCAAAAGAAGAAAGCCTCTCTTTGAATTTTGAGAATTTTGCTTCTTCTGTATATAGGTCTATACCGTTTATGTTTGACCTCATTATTAAAGGTATTTCTTCGTAGTTGATGTACATACCGTTAACAATAGAGGAATGGGAAGAAGAGAAGTATTTGCCGTCTATTAAGGTAAATTCTGATTCTTTTAATTCTGTTTCCGGATATCTGTGATTGAATTGTAATACAGATACGGACTTATCAGAAGATTCTGGGAATGCCACAGAGAAGTAGTCTAGTAGGTTGATGTGCTTGTTCTCTTCAAAGCTATGGACCTTTTTGCCAAATGGGTCAATAAGGGATACCTTTTTAGGAGATGGTTTGAATACCCATTGGTAACAGGATGTAAATGCGCCTAGGGTTAGGTTTATTTTTCTTGTTACTTCTCCGTCTGTAAGAGTATAGACGCCCGCCGGTTCTTTAAAAGGAAGCACCATATTTGAGCTGTCCGAAATCCTGACTTCTCTTTTGATTGGAAGTGAAGCCTTAAATGCCTTTGCGGATTTAGGGTCTATGCTATACGGAGGAACAATCCTGTATACATCTCCACCTTCTATTGAGCATTTTATTTTGTCTGCCCTGATTGTTGCTTTTGAAATGTCTTTTAGAGGAGAGATTGTTTTTATTACCAGGTCGGCGCCGGACTTAATAGAACTAATAGAATCGATTATATCCAGATTGTCGTTGTATAAGAAGTACGAACCTCTTTCCCCGAACTGGTATCCGATTCTTTCTGAGACAATGTATTTGTCTGAAAGGTCAAATGGAACTTGAATAAACGGAGATTGTTGACTAACTTGCTGAATGTGCCTATCAATACTTGTTGCGACCAATGGCATAGAGTATTTGCTTCCAGCCATTTTTATTCTTAAAAATAAAGTAGTCACAGGAGTCGGTGTATTGATTGAATCCTCAGATTTAGTGTTGAAATCAAGATGCTTGGGATATTCACTAATTGTGAACGGAGTAGAAACCCTATACCAAGATGAAGAATCGTGACTGATTTCAAAAGAGATACTGTCGAATGAGTATCCATCTGTTGGAATCGAACCGGCGATAGATGCCTTTAAGACTTCTTGGTTTTGTGTTATAGGCCCAAAGATAATCTCCCCGTTTTCTACCGCAGTAGCAATACCAACAGATAACCTACTGATTCCTATAGAGTATCTTATTTTGCCACTCTTTGATGTATATGGATTGCCCTGAAGAATTGACAGCTTCAGTGACTTAATATTTGAACCAGGGAAGCTTATTTGGGTCATTCCCGAATCTTCATACACCGAAAAGTCTGAACGGTAAAATCTTTTGCCGTCTGGAGATACCTCTAGATACATAACATCTGGCTTTGATATTCCGTATTCAGGAAATACCAAAGAGATTCTGTTTGCTTGGCTTACTTCTCTTAGTTCTATATTGAAGACTGCTGTAATTGCAGAGTTAAATTTTTCTACTTCGTATTGTGTTTCAGATACTATTGTTTCTCTGTTATTGTATCTTGGAATATCGAAATCTGAAGAATTTCCCTCTTGGCCGTTTGTAATGACTTTTACATCTACAATAGGGACTGGAGAGTATGCTTTTGTTTCAAGTGCAAAGGTACCGCCGCTCAGTATAATGCCGCGTCTTTTATAGATGGGCATATCATTAATGCCAAATTGCTTATTGGTATTTCCGCTTACACCAGACACAGTAAGATAAAGCTCAGAGACATTTGACATTTGTTCTCTTATGTCTGATACGCCTTCTGCAAATAGGCCTATCGCCATTGCAATCTGATTGTTTGATGAATTGATATCAGAGACAAGTTTATCTGCTCTTGTTCTCATGTCCGTTAATAATTGTTGTCTCCATCCTGGAAGTCGTTTAGAGTAAACGGAAGAACTTGACATGAAGTCTTTTATCATTTTGATATGACTCCTACGTATTTTATAATCGGCTCGGACTTGTCTACGTCTACTACGATAGAATCAAGAGAGCACGTTATTTTGTATACATCCTTGTTAAGGACTCTAATTGAATTGTTTTCATCTACGGAGATGTTTTCGTTTTTATAGAGTCCGCCGGTATAGTCTGGAGAAGCGATGTAGATACATGAAGCGTCTCTATCTTCGACAAGGCCGTCTTTTATCTTAACGACGTCTTTACTTTGTATGCCATCTCTGTATTTGTAAGCCTTTGATATTTTGTATTTTAATGGCTCACTGCCTATGATAACTTCTCTTGTCTTGCCGAGACCTAATGTTATTTTCTCGTCCATCAGTTCAACGCCGGAACGAGAATAACCTGTTACGCTGATATTGCCGGAGATGATTGCAGTTTCAAGGTCTTCACCCTTGATGACGATATTCACGGAGCCTGAGTTTAGTATCTCAACCTTTTCAGTTCTTAAGGCGGCAACATCATTAAGTGAGAGCCTGTTTGCATCGACATCTATGAACTTGGAAATAGAATCTCCGTTTTGTATGTGTTCGTGGATGATGCATATCTCAATAGCCATCGAGTTCTTATGTTTGTTTTTGATAACCATAGGTTCATCAAGTTCAACAGGGAAAGATATGATTGGGCTGGCATTCCCCATAGAGTCGATTGCGGTTATAGAGGATATTACAACGTCCCTTACGTTTGGTCTGATAATTATCCTATTGAAGAATGAGACCCCGGGACGTAAAACTTCTCTTAATTCTTTCATACAAAATATCTTTCATCGTATGGGGGCATAACATATGCCTCGTCCAATACAGAGTAAACCATACTACCATTAGCATTGGTGTCAATCTTCATAATTGAATAATGGCCCGCGTCCTCAGAAGAAAGGTTACTTCCCTGAATAAAATTAGACCCACTTTTAATGATGCCTATCTTTTCGATGTATCCGTTGTGCCATTTCTCCAGGTCTTTTTCAATCCTATCCATTGATTCTAAAAGGAAATCTGAAGAAGAAGTTGCAGTATTTCCAACCCTCTGTATTTCCTTACCTGTGAATTGAATTGCGAAATGGTCAACATTATCAATCCCCGACACCTTAAGGCTGTCATTGACATAGTTAAACTGATGGTTTTGAATGAACTCTTTCATATTTAGCCTCTAGGAATCTTTGACAGATGGACATATTCCGATGTTAGCCTGCCGATTGGATAGTCTGATTTCTTAACTCGGAAATAGATGAAGCCGTCTAGCTCTTTTGATTTTATCTCTTTTAGTATTTCTCTATGACCATTATAGCTATTAACTATTGATAGCTTTGAATTGTGCCCAAGGAATACTGGAGGATTTCTTCTGTGGAATCTCCCCTCGTCTCCATCTACGAACTCTATGCCGGTCTCTTCTTCTTTTAGCTTTACGGATACAAGAATATCTGTGTCGGTATCCTCAATTAATGTTGGGATATTTGAAGACATGTTTGCATCTATAACAGTGACGTTTGAATTGATAGATTCCTGCTCAGTTTCAGATAATACGATTCTTGAATAAGATAGCTTTGGAAGTCTTAATTCTCTAATACCGGCGCTACCTGTTATTGGCATTGCCCTTCTTCCTGATACACCGTATTCTAAATTTAGTTTTTTGATTTGTATTTCTGCTATTTCCAATACGAAATCTTTGTTGGTTTCTTCTGGATTAGTATAAATGCTTCTGGGCTCTAAGGAGTCTTTCTTGCCTTTGCCCGCATTGTATTTTACTGGGGTTATTTTGTTTTTAGAAATAACAATAGCAGAAGGGATGTCTTTTTGAACAGGAGAAATTGTAGAGTATATACATATGCCTGTTTTGTCGAATACGGAGAATAATAGTTCTGTATTTAAAAAGTCTTGAGCGTCGCCTTTTATTATTGAGTGCGGCGTTGTATAGACTTTGACAACAGAGGCATTTCTTATGATGTCTATAGGGATACTTGTGAAGTTATTTACAGGCTCGATATATTCGTACTCTACATCAATGGAACTATCCGTACTATTTGTCAGTATAATGCCTTGATTATAAACAATATTTTTATTATCGAATGATTCAACTGAGTTGATGTATTTGTGAGGAAGTCTTACGATTCCATCTGAAATAGGGAGTTTTGCCTTATTAGTTTTTACAATAGAAGCAATAAACTCTGGGGACTGGAATCTGTATTTTGTTTTTACTCCGTTAATTGTGGCGATTCTGTCGCTGGAGTATTCATTTGCAAAGATTCCGATATATTGATTATTGGGATTTGTATACTCGGATATTGTTGCTATTTCTCCATGTACACTTGAGAATAATACGTTTTGATTTTTACACCGGATAATATACTCTCCGGAAGAGTCTTGCGATACTGAATATATTCTATTGTCTAACTTTTTGATTCCATTCAAGAAATGGTTCGACCCTTTGATATAAACAGGAACGCCGATTTCTCTCAGCTTTATATTTCCGTATTGGATGTTTATATATGGAGAGCTGCTATATATCCAGTTATCGTCTTTTGTCCATTCAGTAGTGCCTTCTACAGTGAAGGGTTCTGCCCTTAACTGATATTTGTACCACATGGGCCGCCCGTTATGGACTATGTCTGTAATTAAAATATCCGGGCTGCTTGAACGAATTGTGATTCCTGAAATGGATTTTGATTCCATCCTGACAAATCTAAGTCTGTCATTCTGGCCTTTGTGTTCGATTTCGACTAGGGAGCCGTTTAACGGAGATGTATCAACAGCCACGACAGCATTTCTGCTGTCTGTGGCTTGTTGAAATTCCGCAGAATGCGCTTTCCCTACAATCGAGATGTTGTAGGTTATTGTTGTCATGGAGCGTATTTTGCCCTTCTGGAAATTACATTTAAAACAGATTTGCTATTTAGCTCTTTGCTGCCTTCGCTATCAACTACCTCAATGCCGCTAACGTATAGCGTTCCTAAACAAAGGATATTACCGTTGGCTACCAGGGAGTCTTCTACATAGGCATTGTTAATTGAGGTGAACTTCTTACGGCTGAGATTATTGGCCTCTCTTGTCATCGCCGGGTTAGAGGACGTAACGGGAACAGTTCTTGCGGCATCGCCTTTGATTGTATTAACAGACATTGCGTCTGCTTTAATCAATGACGATTCCCCAGTCATGAGGATTGCGTTGTTCTCTATTACCACGCCTGACCTTTCACTACCTGTCATTATAACACCAGATACTGAAAGTTTACCACCCACATTAACTGTAGAACTAAATTTGGTTTCGCCAGCAAATATGTTGGTTTCTGCGGCACCAATCTGGTTAACGCCTCTTGCAATGTTGACCTGACCAAGTGTTGCAGTAGAAGCAGGAACAGAGGTGATATCTCCTCTGATGCCAGCATTGCCGGCGATTGTAACATCTCCGTCGCTTACAACCTTGCCCTTAATGAAGAGACTGTCAAATTCAGATTGTCTATCCGCAATAATTCCGCCTTTAAACTCTGACTGAGATTCAGACCTTATTGACCTAACGGTTGTAACACCCTCTACATCAAGATTACCCTTGGCCTTAATAGAGCCTTCTACGTTCATCTTGGAGTTTACGGTAGCATCACCAGAGATTGTGATTTTGTCGGTAACAAGAACTTCCCCGGAGAAGGTTGATTTCTCATTGCCGAATGTAATATCACCGCCGACTGTAATACTGTCGCCTTGTTGACCAATAGTAGAATTGCCAAGAGCGATTAAGCCCTTATTGGCGCGAATCTGTCCGTCGGCCATGATGTCGGCAGAGGAGGTTATCTGACCTGTTACATTCAGATTATCTTTAACTGCGATTGTTTCAAACTCTGCGCTTGAGGTAGAATTGATTGGGCCTGACACATCAAGTCCGCCTTTTGCATGGAGTGCAGATAAGAACTTAGATTGTCCAATCACTTCAAGCTCTGATTTAACAGATACAGGGGCGGCCATTTCAACATCGCCAAGGAAGATATTCCTTGCATTGTTAAATGTTGTATTGGCAAGAACGTTGACCTTGTCTTTTTCGTCAGAACCAATATAGACATCACCGTTAAACTGTGCTTTACCCCCAACATAAAAGTCGTTTTTAACGGACACATCTCTAATTGCATCAACAGAATCTGCTGTAACGTTCCCAGAGAATCTGCCGTGTTTTGCAACAATGTCGCCGTCAGCAGAGATATTGCCCTTGGTGATAAAGTCCCCGGCAGCAGAGATTCCTCCTCGTGCGTCAATTTGGTTGATGGCAACAAGACCACCTGTTCTTAGCTCTGTGATAGAGCCTGAGTTTGCAGAGATAGACCCAGTTGTAGAAATTGAACCAGATGCACTGAATCCGCCTCTTGAAGAGATATCTCCTTGAAGATTAACAGGTTTTTCAAAGGAGACTGGACCGCTAAAGATTGCACTTGACTGAACTTGAAGTTCATTTGACTCTAGTCTGTTTTTTGTTTTGATAGAGCCGCCCACTTCAAGGCTGGAGGTAATGCCTACATCCTCGGTGAAATCTACGCTTCCTGTGAATCTTGAGTTTCCAGATACTTCAATCTCTTTGGTTTGAATACGGTTTTTGAATTCACCGGATTCTGCACTGATGTATCCGCCTGCATCAATGTTTCCGTTGAGGCCTAAGTTCTTATCAATAGCAGCTGAGCCAAACACTTTTAGTTGGCCGGTGGTGACTTCTGAATATGAGAGATTTGAACAGTTCATTTCCCCTGTTCTTGTCTCTGCAAAGACAACCCCGTTTCTAGCCTCTATAACGAGCCATCCTGGAGGACAGTCTGCGTCTGCACCTGTGGCATAGATATTCGAGTCTTGGCCGATGTGGATGCCTCTACGGTCCTTTAATGAGGACTCTTTGACCTTGATGCTATAGAAGTCAGAGTCACCTGCGAAGATTTCTGACCTTGGCATTAAGGTTAGGTTATCCAGTCTTGTTGCACCGTCTTTTGCGATTTCACCGAAGCCGTATTTAACCCCCAATACAGAGTTAATCTTAGTACTGTCTTTTAAGAAGTATAGACCGCCGTGACCTGTTTCGATGTAAGTATCATGGTCTGTCTGTGTGGCCTGTCCGCCGTTTTCTGCTGCAACATAGAAGTTTGCAAATGGAAGACCTTGCTGTTTTTGGTATCTGATACCTGTGTTCTTGCCAGAGTCTTCTATTGTAAATGGAAGTTTACCAGAAACAGTTGGAGAGCCGTTTACACTCTTAATGGAGCCTGCATCTTCAGTGTCTCCAAATTTAATTGAAGACTCATCCTTAATTGTAATTAATGACGGGCTTAATACCTTTGCTTTTAGATTGTCAAAGGACACCTGGACTTTGTATTCAATAGAGGCTTGGTCTGATTCTGATGTGACCTCTACTTTGTTTCCGTCCTTGCTTCTGATATCGACTTCGGCAATCTTCAGTCCGCCGGTTCCTTTTGTGGTAAGTGTTCCCGACACAGAACCGTTTTCGACATTGATTGCCTTTGCCTGTACTTCCGCAAGTTCAGTGTCTGATTTGGAAACCTTAACCAGTCCGTCTTTCGCGCGGATATTTAAGGTGTTGTTTTCATTACCTTTGTCGCCGGTGGAGAAGATTTTATTTCCATCGAATTCGAGAGCAATGCCGTAAAGGTTCTTCTCTTCGCCCGGAAGACCGTGTGTATTTATCTTAAGCCCGGAATTAGTACCGAACAATTTGACACCACGGAAGTCTTTGTCATACATGAACGAAGACCCGGTAGAAACAGAGCCGAAAAACAGCTTATGAGAGTTATCGAGAGTGTTGTTATATAGGTCTCCAGAATTGGTAGAGCCGATAAGAACATCACCCAAGATTGCATTGTTAAAATTGCCAGGATTGTCTGTTGTGTATCCGTCCCTATGGAAGTAGTGTGGATGGTCGTCTCCTTTGTGTCTAGAAGAGCCGAATCCAGGTTGGCCTGGGACATATCTGTCAGAAACTAAGTCTACCAATTTGGAATGACTAAGTAGAGCAGAGGAGTCTTCCCCGTTGTGCGCATGAGAAGTGAACAGCCTGTAAAGAAGTCCAATACTATCAGATACGGTCCATCCATTCACATACAGCACAACCTCAGGGTCTGCAGGGAGTGACATCTGGGTTTTGAACTTATAGCTAGAATCACTAATCAGATAAACTACAGCATCTGAAATCCTTTGGAATCTACCGTCTGATTTAACCCATACAGACACTTCTGTTTTGTTTGCTTCCTTCGCGCCGTTAGGGTCTACGTATTTACGAACCCTGTCCGGAAGGGATGGCTGCAGGCCATTTGGGATATTGATGTCGCCAACTTTTGTAGTTGGTTTAATTGTAACAGAATAGGTTGTGTTATCTAGTTTCTGAACATCTGATTTTTGTTGTTTCCCATCTTGAACATTTTTCATGTTCGGATACGTGTTAGTTGAATATTTTTCATATCCAGGAATACTTGGGAATTTACCTTTGTAGGTAACAGAGAACTGGCCCTCTGGATTTTTGTAGAAGTATAACCGTCTGCCTTCGATTGAGTAGTGGTTATCTCCTGACATTACAGACTTTTCTACCTTTTCATATGATTTGCCAGATTGGTCTGAAATGGTTACGTCTGTTAATGGAATGAGGGTCAATACGAAATCGTACGAAGAGTTGCCGCTAAAGTTCTCAACAAAATCTGTAATTGTTTCGCCAAAAGGAATTTGCGGCGCGAGAAGTTCTCCATTGCCGATTGTCCCTGCAAGGGTGCCGTTAAGGGCCTCTGACCTATCGCTAAAGTTGCTTACATCTCCGACATCCCTATTTAGGCTGTTGAAAGATTCAGTCACCCTGTTAAGTGCGTCGATTGTGCCCTGTTGGGTTATTGTGCTGCCCGAAAGCAAAGTTAATTCATTCATCGTTATTACCTATTAGAATAGGGTTGTCTGTATTTAAGTATTCTACGGAGTTGTTATGTTCTATTCCGTAATAGACCTTAATGTCCGCGCCGGTATGTTCTATGCTAGAGATTAGTGCATTGAGATGTGTAGCATAGTCGTCTTCCCACTTCGATGCATCTAGGGATGAATACTCTATTACATATCGTCCTTTTTCTTTTAATTTTATAGCGCCAGCCGGATGCATATAGTATTGCCGGATAGATGACCTTGAGTTCCTATATCCAACCTTGTCTATGCTAACTGACCTATGAACGTACAAGGGAAGGACGATATATCTGTCTGGGTCATCAACTACAACTTCTGTAACGTATCTTTTTTCTCCACTAGGAGGTCTGGTCTTATAGACATCTCCGCTATCCCACGATATAGGCCTTAGACCATTAAATGAGAACCGTCTGATAACCTCGGATTTAATATCTTCGAAGACTGAAGTGTCTTTATTGGTAATCTTTTCTTTTGCAGACTTTGCAAAAGAAGAACTAGCCGGAGTTATTTTATATTCACCGGCCGGAAGAGTATGTCTCTTGCCTTCCTGATACAGTCTGCCATTAATATCTACGTCTGATAGCGGATAAATAAATATATTTAATGAGGATGATAGATTATTTTTATCTATGCTTACAATATTCGGATTGCTGTTCCTTAACTCTAGGAGATTTAGTGTTACAGATGGGTCAATAGAGTTTTTGTAGCTAACTGTACCATTGCTAATAAGGACTAGCGGCGCGAGGTCATACTTTATAGATATTTCTTTCCCCTGAGGGTTGTAAACCGCACCAGAGTATTCGTCAATCTTAACTGTGGAAAGGTCTGCCAAAGGGTCTACCTTTTCAACTCTAACATTCGATACTGGATAAAAGTCAAGAGAAATATTCTTACCTGAAGAGACTTTAACTCTATCCATCTGAATTGTATTGTGCGAAAGCTCTATTTCAAGCTCACCAATCTCATCAAGATTAACTCCGTGATTATGGGAGTCATCCTCAATATGGTCTAGTTCGCCAACTCTTGATATAACAATATGGTATTTGTCGCTTTTTGATTTGCCGAATAAGATATGAACAGTCTGATTATTGCCTTCTCTTTTGTAGATAACCGCTGAAGCGTCTACGAAACTCTTGGGCTTTATCTTCTTTTCAGTCGGAACGAATGCATATCCTGATGACGCGAGGACAGAGCCTTCTTTCCCGACAAATACAGAAGAACCGGAGGTGATATGTCCGAAGTCATCCTTGCTGATGATTTCATTTTCCCATCCATATCTAGATTGACCGTTATGACCTGTGTAGGATTCAAGCGTAAATGTTCTTGACGGGTCAATGTCAGATAGCCTTAAGTGAGGGTTTTTGTATTCGGCTGACACTCCAGCCGTTGAACCTGCCTTGATATTATATGTTAATGTAGGCATTATCCCTCCCATATGTACGAAGGTTGAAATCTACAATCGAAGCATTTACCTCTGGAATGTCTTTGATTCTTTTTGTATCCCTGATTACGTTTGCTTCTGCGGACATAAGTAGAAATGTTTTTGCTTTATGGATACTATGTATCTCTACTGGAGATATCGAACTTTCTGTGAAGTATTTTTTGCTCCCAGGGATAACATTGTCGCTTAGGATTGTTATGCTTACGTTTTCGTTGTAACTTCCGATTAAGTTTTTTGCTATGTATTCGGATACAATAGAGGAGATGTAGATAGGAGACCTTTTTATTTCTGTTGATACAAGGTCCATATTTGAGTAGTTTGAGATAGATAAGGCTGGAAGTTTTTCCATACCTTTGAAGACCTTGGAATTGATTCCTTTAGATTTCAACAATTTGAATAGCCCGCCGACCGTCATGTCCTTCATATCGAAGTGCTCTTTGTCTATCTTAACAATGCCATCATATACAGAAATCTCCTTGTCTGTATCATAAATAGCTATTGCAGGATATGTATTGCCGATAGAGCTAACGTAAGAAGGAGAAAGCTCCGTCCTTTTGAACGGGTCTATGTCTATTACTTCAACATTAATCATGATACTTTAATCTTTCTGTAGTCTGAGTCTAGGGCTATACGAGAACCATTGAATCTTGAGTAGATGTGTCTTAGTGGCCTAATCTTATAAATGGAGCCTTTTCTGGCGACGTATAACTCTTTGTTGTAGACGTACATAGCAGAGCAACCATCGACGATGTCTTTGTATTGCGATTCCATTTGGGCCATCATAGTTGAATAGGTATTGCCGTCCTCGTCTTCAACCTTGAATAGGTATGGCTCTTTGTTATCACACATGATTGCAATATTGATGGTATCGGCCGCTTTGATAGCATCTATCCATGTGTTCTCGTCTGATATGAGGTTACCAAACCTATCAAAGTAATATAGAGTGTCACCGTTCTTGACAGAGATACGGATATTATTCCCGCTCGCTCTTGATGCAATAAGATGTGCTTTTACTCTTGCCCTGATAATTGAACCAACTCTATGTTCGTAGTCTTCAAGGTAGACATATTCATTGTTATTGGCAGAACCGTCTGCTATGGTATCTTTCGACAGATTGAATGTTGGTTTTGCTACACCTAGCCATCCAGCTTCATCTATAGTGTAAACGTCCAGCAAGGATGAGATAAATCCGAATCTTGGAGGAATTTCCATATCGTATTGTCCGACAGGAGATTCAAGCTCTTTGGCCTTATCTGTAATATAGACCGTTTCCTCGTTTAGAAGAATTCCAGCATTTATAAATGAGCCGTCAAGATTAGTGATTCTTGTAGGAAGCGTTTCTTTAGACACTACAGAATGCTCTAGTTGGCAGTCTACATAGTTAGAGATTTCAACTTTTATTGGAGACTGTACTGAACATATTTCTGAGAATTCATTGAATGATTCAAAGCAGCCTTTATGGGTTACTTGAATTTGCTCTGTGATGTATTTGTAGTTTTTGTTATATCCGCTGATAACAATAGGGATACTAACAGACCCGCCGCCCGATGTAATGTATATTCTATTTGGAGACACGAACCTGATATTCAAATGCGTTTCGCCTGGTTCTACACTTACAGACACAGAATCTTCCAACCAGTTGAATTCGTTCTCTTTTAGCTCTACTCCGGAAGCAGGATACAGTCCAAAGAATTCTTCCCCGTATTGGCCCACATTTTCCATAATGGAGCTACCTAGGTATTGAATACTGCCGTCTGCAGATATAACCCTTGAAGATTCTACTTCAACCTGTTTGTAGTCTCCATATGAGGGCAATAGATATAATTTATCGTAGGTGTCTAAGCTAGATTTGCGGTAACGTACATTTAATAGATTGGAACTATATTCAATGCCGGAATTGATTATGTCAGATAAGGGAGAGAGCACCCTCCCTACGTTTGAGTATTGGGACTGGTATGGTGTAGACCATTTGGCGAAATACTTTGTGAAAAGATTTAATGATAAATTTTGTTTCACTCCGGAGCCCCTTGCGCTTCTGCGTCTGAGAATACAGTGATGTATGGGCCATCAATAGACAGGATGCCTTCTGATTGGGACCCTATAATCCCAAGTCTCTTATTGGAAATTATAAATCTGTCCACTGTAACGCCTACGCCCGATTCGACAATTTTCTTATTTAACTCATCAATACTGATTGACTTAGAGAATGGGGTGTATATCTGATTGAAGGAATCTGCCATTGCTGACATAGCCATTTCTTCTGAGATATTTTTGTATGTGTACAATGGGGAAATTCTAATAACTTCTGCAGGATGAACTTCTATTCTTTGTTCTGCTGATAATTTATAGTCCGCCCGCGACCTGATTGCCGCAACGATTGCCCCGAAGTTTTGCTCTTCTTCGTCAGCCATTGTTTTTGATGTTGCAACAAAAACCCTTGTTACACCAACTGCGCTATCTTCTTCTACATAAAAATGTTTGATTAGCGGAATTGAAGAGATAATTCCAGATAGAGCCATATTGCTAGAGCCATGAACCTTACTCTTGGATAAGAAGACCCTTCCTCTTAACTGCTCATCTGTCTCTTCATACAGCCGATTATGAATTGGTTTCTTGAACCTAAGAACAACTCCAGATGTGTACGGATTGTCCTTGGTAAAAATATCAATCGAAGTGTTTGTTTTGATGTCTGTTTGAGAGTTAGAAATAACTCTTGCCGGAACAGGAATTGAAGATTCAGATGTTGAGATGTAGACATCTTTTAAGACTTCGATTGTAGAGCCTCCAAGCTGATATTGCTTGCCTGCTTTGATTGCAATCTTTCCGTCTGAGAATCTTGGGAATGCGATTCCGTTTTCAGGTTCTATTGCGATTGCTGCGTCCTGTTCATCCACATAAATATCAGAGTATATGTCTCTGATTACACCAAACTCAATGGCATTATTGGTTAGAGTTTCACCTACTGCATACTCGGTGTATGTGCTATTAACAATTCCGTTAGAATACTTCACGGAGTCTGAAATAACTCCACTTACTGATTCTGCTATACCGGACATGATAGACGAGCGGCTGTCATTGTTGACTCCTGTGACCTCCGCCATCTTCTGCATAATCTTTTTCTTCGTAAGTGTCGGATTTGTAATCTCGCTAAACATACCTTATGCCTCCTGATGGGCTAAAAACTATATTAAGTTCGTTCTCTCTATTAGTCAGGAAGTCTCCGGTTGTTCCTACCGATATTTTAAAGAAAACCTTATCTCTGTCCGCAATCGGAATGACTGATAGCTGAAAATTGTTTAAAAAGTTATCAGAGGTTAATGACTCAACGATTGCCCTCTGCATTTCTGTTACCAAAGAATCGTTTATTTTTCTGCCAATAAATGATTGGAGATTTGCTCCATACAGTCTGTGTAAAAACAGGTCTCTGTGAGAACTCATGATTCTGTGGGCAGAGTTTTGAACAACAATGTCATTCTCATTTGTTGTTGATTTAATATCGTAGCCGCTAAACGAGATGTCCCCGTACTTGTCCATACGGAGGTCTCTTTTTATATTTTTAGAGTACATTAAAAGATTCCTGTTATGGTACTGACTACTATTGAATTTAGTATTTGTTGGGTTGCTATATTTTTAGTAGGAACTGTTACTTCGAATGTTGGAACAGGTGTGATTAGTGTTGATGGCATACCCGATAGGGCTACCGGATTGAACTTGTAGAATCCGCCGAAGGTTATTGATGTTGGAGATGCTGATACGGAAAGCGGGCCGTTAACAAACGTCCCGTAATCCTTGTGAACCGAAACGGACATAGAGCCCGCAGTAACTGCACTTACATCCTCTCTTACATCAATAAGCGCGGAACTCGTCGGAGACGGTCTTAAGAGAAGAGACATTTAACTTCGTCCTGTGAAAACTGTTGCAGGCATATAGCATTCCTTCTTCCTCGTTTCTTTTTGTACATCCAGTATGGTGTATTTCTTATCAATACGGGTTGAGAAGTCTGCATATTGGGATTGGTGCATAGGGCTTGCTACGAACATACTCTGCTCGCTACCATACACACCTACCGCGCCTTTATGAAATCTAGGGTCATAGACCTCACCTTGAATTACTTCAAGATTCTTGGAAGCTTCTTTACTTGCTGCCTCTACTTCCTTTTTTGTTAGTTGGTCTATTATACCATCTTTGTTTCTTAAGCGTAAATCAAACAACTCCCGTCGGCTCATAACCCTTGCATCTGGTTGGTTTATGATTGTAGCACCTTCTGGAAAGCCATTAGAAGTGAAAAATACTATAACCCTAGAGTCTATTAATGTCTTAGGGTCTACTGCTTGAACAGAGCTGTTAATGTTAATTGGGATTAACAACTCTGCCATTGTTGCAGTGCTTTCTGGTGCATACCTTGGAAGGCCAACTAAATGCCGCCCGCAGTTGACTGTGTTACCAGCCATATCCTGCATTGGTTCACCTTCTAACCTAATGACGGCAAATAGTTGTGTTCCCTGTATTGATACAGATTGAATAGAACCGACCCTTGTGAAGTCGGCTCCAGATTTATTTATTAGAGCTGATGACATTTTTAATCCGTAGCTAATTTAAAATATAAGGCATATTTAGAGCCATCGTATCCGGCCTGATTACTGGCCTCGTTAATGTCACTTAAAGCCCTAACCGATTCTTTAACATTTTCTATCTGCATCTCAAGAGGAGTCTCTGTATCATTCCAGCCGGTAAGGCTCGCAGTATATTCTTGTCCGTAGACTTTAACGGGGAACTTCATTAAGGACCTATGTCTCATTTCCATTTTAAGTGCGTATGACTCGATTAGGTTTTGAATCATTGCCAATGCACCATAAACTAGAACCGCGATAAGTGCTGCTACTGCTGCTACTGCTATGAATCCCGCCGCCGCTGTATCCATTGCTGCTAGAGCCGCAACCCTTCCTCCTGCAACAATATTCTTGACTAGGGATATTGCTTTTGCAGAACGTGGGAGTGCTTGTAGTGCCTTAGAACCGACAGATGAGCCGAATGCCATAACTGTGTGAGCAGCAGACCTTACCCATCCTATACCTGCGATTGCCCTACCTGCCCTTGCTGCAAGTCCAACACTTTTTGATGCCGCATTGAATAGAGAGCCACCCGCAATTCTACTTGCACCTCTGTAGACCAGTGCTGAAGAAATACCTCCAACCGCAATGTTGCCTGCTCCGAGAAGATAAACAGACGCGCCCATTTCTGTCGGCTGGAATGATGTTTGTTCGTAAATCAAGCCTGGGACTGTTTCTGCTGTAGAAATCTGGGCATATTCAGAGGCCGCAGTTGAAACGAAGTTCATAAAAATACCTAATTTCATATATAGGTTTGAGTACATATGGGTAGATGGTTCTACGAACATACCTGGAGTGATGATTGTGATGTATCCGTCGTATTCTGTGAATACATGTTGAACTTCACGGCACTTGATAACACCTGACATGTTTCTTAGGTCGTCTTGGATGAATGCATAGTCTCCAGGCTGAACATCCGGATTCCCCGTAATGATGATTGCCCCGCTATACATCTTTTCAAGTTCTTCCAATAGGTATCCTTGTGCAGTCTTAATTGCCATGCCAACTGAACTAATGGAGTTGTCGTTGATATATCCGAACTTGGTTAAAGAGCCTTTAAGTCCGCCGTTAGCCTTCATGTCGAAGATATTTTCTCCGTATCCGAAATCTTCTGGGTCAGAGTTATATTCGACTTTTGCCCCTGTGATGCAGTTCTGGTCTAACTTCATTTGGTTTGAAATTAGGTTATATGAACTGTTAATCATGTGGAAGTTTGTTGCAGGGACATATGAGGATATATCGGTGTACTTATCGGAGTTGGCTGCGTCTAGAATATCTATTAGGTCAGAACCATTAGATTGTGCGGCTTGGTCGCTAACTATCTTATACCTGTCCTTCATTGTGTCTCTGACATGGTAATAAAGGGTTGGGTCTTTGATAGTTCCACCTTCTAAGACTTCTTTTGTTGCGCCTTTCTTCTGGATTCTTGCAAGGAGTTCTGCTGCAAGTGATGTAGGTTTTTCTTTTCCTATCATCATCTGTTCTTTGATTCCAGAGAATGTTGTGGCTCTTCCTTCGATATTTTTAACCAATAGGACAGACGATGGGAACATCCGGCGCCCGGTTGTTAGTACGTCCCAAACTGTTTTGTTCACAACATTGAAGTTTGAGAAGAAATCATTCAGGGAGAATGGAAACAAATCCTTCAGAGATGTTACGAAGAACCTGTCTGCCATATCGATATTCATCAACCAGAAGTTCTCAAGGCTTTCTGTTGCACCTTTTGCAGAGTAGAAGAAATATTCGTCTAGCTGTGAGTTCCATAGGGAATTGCCGAAACTCATTCCGCTGTCTCCAACGGTTTGCGAAGCCAGGGTTTCTGTTGACATTCCCCTTACATCACGGAAGTCATTGTTATCCGCGAACCATCTTGGATTTCTGCCAAAGTGGTCTAAGTTTACAGACTTAAGGACTTTTGCTACGGCTGCTGATACGTATAGGTTATCCATATCAGACAGGAACATGAATGTAGGAACAACGTCTCCGATGAAGAGCATTTCGTTTTGAAGCTCTCTACCGTAGCCTTCTGCTACGATTGTCAGGACCTCTCCTCCATCAGACTCTGTGACTACGCCGTTGAATATTACGGATAGTTTATTAGGGTCATTGCCATAACCCATTCTGATTTGGATTTTGTTACCTGCTTTTAAGCGGATTTGGTCAATAGCAACGATACGTGCGGCATCGGAATTTAACGAACGGATGTCTATTTGTTCGGTCTTTTTGCTTCTTAGTTCTTTTGGGTCAGATGCCGTATTTAAAGCATTGAGAACTTCGAAGGTTGCAACGGCTACAGGGTTGTCCTGATTAGCCATTTCTACGCGGATGTTTCTAACCGCCGGAACTTCATAGTAGGATGCATGTTGTCTGTAATTGATTAAATTAATCAGACTGTTTTCATCGTTACCGTGAACCATGTAGACCTTGTATGTTGGAATCAGTTTTTGAATTCCTCTATTAAGGTCTTTGACGAAGTTTTCCAATCTTGATTTAGCTTGGATTTCTTCTGTCCATGGAACAGGGTCTACAATTGCCTCGATTGGGTCTTTTTCTCTTCCCGCACCGAGTTCATCTGCGTACGAGCTAACAACAGAGGCTACATCTTCTCCTCCTGCAACTCTTGCAAGTGCCGTTGATGCAACTGCTTCTTCTTGAGCCTTTTCTTTGCTGTTGCCAGATGCAATTGACTTAGCGAATGCTGCTCTTGCTGCCAATAGGGCCTGCCTTACTTTTTCGGGAGTATATCCGGCGTGAACCTTGTCTCCGCTTGCACTTGCAGAACGTCCGTTTGGCATAGGGATTGAACGCCACTCTAGGGCAAACTCCCTGTGAGCTCTATCGAGGTCATTGCTTTCTCCTCTGATATACGCGCCCAATGCAGGACGCTTATTGAAGATTAACCAAGTACCTATTCTCTCCTGTGTTGATGGAGACATTACTGTGTTACCCGGGAGTTTAAGTCCTTGGACGGCCGCTCTTAGTGTGCTTGGTATAACTTGGTATTTACCAACTGCGTATGCTTGGCCTGAGCTTTGCATAGCCATAACTTGTGCAACTGTCTTATTGGAAATGCCCTTGTTTCCGGATTGAAGTTTTTTACCTACATACCAGTTTGAGATATCATAACTGCCACCACTTTCACCGGCCGCTATGAACTGTTTAAGAGTTGCTATGCTGGCCCTTGCACTTGAACCCCCTCGTGCATATGCTGCGGAGGCGTATGAAGCAGCGTGTCTTGATTGTCCCGTTGAGATAGATGAAGGGCCATTAGTGGTTTTGCCGTAGTAGGCTTTAGGACTGATAACCTTACCATTGATTCTTATCTCATAGTGAAGGTGTGGGCCTGTTGAACCGCCTGTATTACCGGAGAGACCGATGATTTGGCCTCTTTCTACAGTTGAACCTTCTCTTACAAGGATTCTGCTTAAGTGGGCGTATCTTGTCTCGATACCGTTTTTATGTTTGAGGTAAATTACATTTCCGTAGCCACGTTTGCCGTTTTTGTTCATTTGGAATTTGGCCAATGCAACGGTACCGGTATCCGCCGCCCTGACCGGTGTGCCTACTGGAACTGGCATGTCAAGACCCATGTGTCTTCCGCCGAAGTTCTGTAGGTCTCGTCCTAACCTTGTATAAGCGACGATGTTTTCAAGAGGCAGAAGTTTTTGATTTGATGAAGCACTTACTTTACTGTCTCTTTCGTATAGCTCTCTTGTGTATTTGTACTCTACATTAGCCTTCTTCTTAACGCTTGTGCCGCCTGTTGGTTCTTGAACCATAACGGAGGCACCTGTTGTGGCATTGCCTCCTGCGTCGTTCATAGCTGGAGCGGTTGTGTAGATATTTAAGTCTGTTTTAATCAGTGCACCAACAGCTTCTAGCAACTTATTGATTTCTGGAAGTTTTTCATCCCAAAATGCAACGACTTTGTCTGGAGACAAAATTCCTTGGTCATAGATAAACGGGAAAGAAGAAAGGTCTTTCCATGAAGGATACTCTTGAGTGGATGGGATATCTTCGAAGGTCTCTCTAATCTTGAGGTCAGGGATTCCTTCTCCGTTAAAGGAGGTATAGCTTCCTTCCAGTTTCTCTATCCAATTCTTTTCCTTCTGCATGTCTTCTCGTAAGCCCTTGATTGTAACGGGATTAAGAGATGTAACAACATCAAAATAAAGGGATTCTATCTCAGAGTCTAATAGACGGATTCTCTCAAGGGTTATTCTTTCCTCGGAACCTGATGCCGTATTGGTTAGTGCAAGCATCATGTACATCTGAACAATAAAGATGGACTTTAGACTATCGCTTGCCCTTTTGTACTCTTCAGAGTTTTTAAGACGGATAGCTTCCGATAGCTCGCCTTCTGCTGTTTTATCAAGTACGTCTATTAACCTTGTCTGAATTGTTCTGACAATAGAATCGTATTCTGACGTTGATGCGCCTTCTTTTTGAAGTGCCTGGAATTGGGATAAAAACTCAAGGATTCTTTTTGCTTTATTGGTAGAGTCATTCCATCCGTTTGCAGATGATGCAAGAACATAGCGGCTTGATTCGATTGCTCCGTATGAATCGGATTCTACGAATGTGAAGTTGTTTACCAGTAGGTTATTTAAAGAACCTGAGGTTGTGGCATGAGATGAGTCTAGGATTGCGTATTTGATTCCTAGTCCATTAACCAGGGGGTTTTCAATAGCAAGTACATCTAAGCCTTTAAGGGCAGGCGTTGATGCTCTGACATAGTTTGTCATTTCATCGGCCTTTTTGATTGCCTGCATTGCTGTTGTAGATGCCATCCCTTTCATATGATTAACCGCCGTGGTAATCATAATTTCGGATGGAGACCTGCCTAGGTATTGTGCATATGGATATACAAAACCTTGTACGGTTTGATTGGCGAATCTGTTTCTTCTCCTAACAGAGATAGACTGAAGTGCAACATCTCCGTCTTTAACAGAGGTTCCTGCCAGTTTTTCTCTGACATAGCCAACCCAGATTCTTCCTGTTTCGTCATATCTCTCTGGGTTGTTACCTGTCACTTCTGAGATATTTGACTGAGATGTTTTCTTGTCATCCTTAAGCGAGCCGCTTAGGTCTACGGTTTTTAATGTACGGAACTCTCTGACCTGATTCCAGCAGAAGTCTGATTTTGGCCGTCCTTCAAATTGCAGGTCTACCATTACTAGCGGCCAGCCTAAGTTAAATTCAAATATGCGGTTCATGCCTGAATTCAATAGGCCCTCTATGTCTGCACTGATATTCTTTTCGACCATATGAGACAGGAGATTTGACTCATCAGGATTATCTACATATTTAACGTAGCTTCCCGAAGAAACAACGTCGTCACCTGCTGATGAATCGTACTCTGAGATATTGTGAAGCGCTCCGTTTTTAGACCTAGCCTGAACTGATTCTTCTATTGAAATAAACTTAATGCTTTTAGCTAATGGTTTCCAGTTGACCATTTGTAGTCTTAGTGAAACTGTGACCACGCCTTGGTCGGAGTCTGTTGCTGACATTTCCGCCTGGAATTCATGTAGTGCATACATGTAGTATCCTGAACCAATAGAGAGATTCAGGGGAATCAGATGGTTTTCTATGATTGCATCTGATTTGATGAATAGGTATGGAAATGAATTACAAATTGCTATAAGTGTTTGTAATTTAGTTATATCTTGCGCGTCAGAGGAATCAAAAGCGAAAGTGGCAAGATGCAACATTTCGCTATACCTAGATTTAGACGTAAGAACGGATGTGTCCCTTAGGAATTCGTGTTGGGTTGTGTAGAATTTATCAACCTTATCGAATGAGACTGGTTCTAAATCTAACATTCCGTTGATAGAAAAAGTGAATCTTGCCATTTTATTCTCTTAATAACTTCTGTTTTCAAATCTTACTGTTGACCGTTGGTTTGAATCTCCCTGGATTAGGCCTCTTATGTTCTGCTTAACAACAGAATCGGAGAAACCTGAAAGCATTTGTCCGTTTACGGTTACCGAACCAGGCTCGCTGCCATAGTCTTTTATGTAACTTGTTTCGGATGTTCTTGCTTCTAGGACTGGGGATGTTCTTGCAACGGGTGCATTGTACATTGGTGAACTTGGGTCTGGCGTGTCTGACCTGCTTAGGATTGCAAGTCCGGCCATACCTGCACCGCCTAGTAGTAGTTTGCGTTTGTTGTGTTTTAGCGTTTCTAACACACTATACGCGCCGTCTTCAATCTTATTTATGGTACTAGAATTTGGGTCATAAGGCAATGATTCAGCACCTGCACCGCTGTTTGAAGAGGCCTGTTTTATCGCGGCCCTTAGAGGGTTGGCCTTGTTGAATTCGCTTCCCACCATAGCCTCTTTGTCGTTTAAGACATCCTTGCCATATTTACTAATAGACTTCTTAACGGTATTAATAGATGAATTTACGATATCATCTGTTCCGTCTCCACTTGGTCTGTAAAGGGAATGCATGAAGTCGCCGATAATGTCTCCGAGCTTAGAGAAGTCAGACCTTTTGCTTCTATTCTCTGCCATGAATTCTTCGACCATCTTCATGAGGTTTTCGTCAGAGCCACCTCTACCTGCAAGACGAACTGATTTAAGGGTATTTTCCTGCATCACATAGGCCGATTGATTGGCTATGTAGTACCTAGCCCTTATTTCTTCCATAGCGGCCTTCCTGGCGTCGTTATCGAGGCCTAGACGCGATAGTGCAGCAAGCTCTTCTTCCTTAGCCTTTTTGAGTGAGCCTTCGACAAGTTGGTGAAAGGCTGTTACCCTTGGTGCCTCAATGTCCCTTTCCTTACCGGAAATGACATTGTCTATTAGACGTTTTGTTGGATTGTCATCACCTTTGATTGAAGTGTATTTTTTGCTTACTTCACTTAGTTTAGGAGTCAATGCAACAATAGCGGCTTTATGGCTTTTAATCATCTCTGCCTGAGATTTCATTATTCGCCTTAGTTCTGCATTGTGTTTTGCATAATCCTTAGAGCCCGGCTTAGTGAATGCAAGGAATGCCTTGTCATCGTCGAAGTCACCAGAGTTATATTTCATGATGGTTGCATCCATTCCGACAGCTTTGCCCTTTGCCATGTTTCTGTCGACAATAAGCTCTGTGCTGAGAACGGAGTTTGGACCGGTTGCAGGTTCACGAGTAAACAGTGCCTGGACAGGAGTTTTCGATTCTTTATCTATGACTCGGAACATACCACTGTCGCCGATTTCTTGATAGTCAAATCTTTTCCTATCGAAACCATATTCAGACGCGGCGTCCTCTGTTACAAAGACTCTAACCCTGTCTTTATTCATTCCATCATCAAAGACTGCCTGTTGCGCTTCATTTAATGGCTGAACAGTAGAGTATCCTGCATTCTTGTATTTCCTACCTGCTGCGGCTTTTTTGATGCCTGTTGCCGTATCCCTTTGAAATTGCTTGTAGTTTTTGAAAGCATTCATATAGGCGGTTGCGGCATACTCCTCTGTTATGCCTCCGACTTTTTTAGAGGAGATGTATTCGGCCATTGCAGAAAGAAGGTCTCGTCTGGCTCTTGTAGACTCTCTTGTAGCATCTCTTCCATTGTCCAGTTTGACATAGCCACTCATGTTGCTATCAAAAATTGGGATTGTTAATGATTTCATATCCCCGAATTCTTTGTTAGTGCCTCTTGGCCTTGGAAGATTTATAGAGACATATCCGTCTTTTGGATTGATGTGCTCTAGAGAGCCTCCAGGCTGGAATGCTTTTAGGCGTTTTGATTCGTCTTTATGAAACAAATCCTGAATTTGAATGCCTCGTTCATGAGGGTCACTATCGAATATTTCCGAGAACTCTTTGCCTGGTTCAAGCTCTAATGCCCTTGCTTTTACTTCATAGATTGCATCCATATTGACATCGGATAACGCATCTCTTAGCTCATTAGAGTCTGTGAGTTGCTCTAACCTATCTAATGCCATCCATGAGATTCTTTGGTCTCTTGAGGATTCGCCTGTTAATGCTGCTGTACCTGGTCTTAGCCCAGATAGGTTGTATAGACCCATACCTCCTCCTGCTGACTCTAATCCTAGGTAATCGGCTTTAATTGCATTGTACATTTGGCTGTAATCAATAGCGCCTGAGGAATACAGGTTCTGGCGTTTTGTTGTCGCCTTTAAGACATGGGCCATTGCTGCGGATATATCCTGACCTTTACCTATTTTGACACTTGTAGAATTACCGTCACCGTGGTCAATTCTCACCACTGAAGATTTACCTCTGTTAGTCATCTTGTCGTGAATGTCTGACAGATTGCCAAGAACTGTTCCTAATCCTATGTTAGAGAATTTAGGGTCTTCGATTGCTTTGGCTGCAAATAGGCTTGCCCGCGCGTCTCTGAACTGTGCTCCCATTTGAGGAGCTCTTAAAGAATGAGAGGTTTCTTGGTATGCCTTGTAAAGGTCTTTTATACCTTGAGAGGAATTTGCATCGGGGCCTTTTGTTATATCAACGCCACTATTTTCTAATACATCTTTGATAACGTTTCTTGCTCTTGAGACTTCGTCTTTGTCTTTAAAATTAGACACCTGAAGACCTTGAAGCGTGTGCCCTGTTTTGAAGTCTTCTGCCCTGACATTGATATCCTTGTATTTCTTACTTACGATATCAAGTGCATCTTCAAATTCTTCTTTATTATCAGCAGCATACTTCTCAATAACACCTCTGAACTCTCTTGGGGAGAACTTGGTTTTACCTCTGGAGATTGCTTGCTTTAGTCTCGATAGTCTTTCTGTGTTACGAGAACTGTCAGGTGTTATTACAATAGAGCCGTTGCTATCCATAGAGACAGAGCCGTCTCTTGCAAAGCTATCTACGAGTTCTTTTAGAGCGAACTCTCTTTTGTCTCTGTGCGTAGAAGTTGACTTTACATCGCCGAAGATTTTGATGCCGCTGTTAGACCTAGAGTCTGTGACAATTTCATTCTTGCCGATAAGTCTAAGGCCATCTTTTGAGTTCTCTATTCTATGAGCAGTGAACGAATCAACCGTTTCTGGGGCAAAATATTCTTTTCCGCCAAAGAAGCCTATGCTTTCTCCACCGTTATATTTAACGCTACCGCCGGACTGAAGTTGAGCCATCTTTTCGATTTGCTCTTTTGTACCTGTGAAGTCGCCCTGACCTAGTCTTACTGTTCCTGCAGAGTTGAGTTTAATTCCTTTGAGCATTTGCTCTGTTTTGCCATCCTCTAGGGTCATACCCATAACAGCGGAGCCTATTGATTTATTAAAATCGTTTTCATGGCTTGTAATAGAAGCTAGAATGGTTCCGCTCAGATTGTGCCCATAGCCCTGTTCAACGAGAGCTCTTGATGCTTCTGCCAGTCTTCTTGTATCACTGTGCGACGTTTCTGCAAGGTCAACTATGGTGCCCCTGGACAGTGAACCTGTAGTCCTTTCCGGATGAGGCGTTAGGCCAGCTACAACGCCTTTTGATTGCTCTAGGCTTGAAACGTTGTATGTTCTTTGGCGAATATTTGATGGGAATACAGATAGACCTGTTTGACGAATCATTTCGGAGTTTATCTTCTCCATGATTCGTTTTGTGTCTTCAAGAGAAGAGGCATCTACAAGGCGTGTTAACTTGCCGTTGTCTGCTTTTGCGAACTGAGACTTTATATCTAATGAAGGAGCTCTGACTACATTCTCACCGTCGTCTGGACCTACGTATGCACCTGCTCCATTTAGCTCTTGTAATGCCTTACCGTATGGGGTTCCTTCTATATGACCTCTGAAGCCTGCAACCTCAAGGTTAGTGAAGCCGTCTATGATTGCATTATCTGTGATAGATGAACTAATAACAACACTTTTACCGTCTGAAGACAGAGAGGCCATTTCAATGCCGCCTAATGTAGAGCCTATGCCAGAGTCTGCGAAGGGCTGAAATAGATTTGCTTCATATCTATTGCCGTTTTTAAGATAAGACAGAACTCCGTCTTTTCTTTCTGGGATGTAGTCTTTGATTATTTCTCCGTTAGGCATTTTTATTGAGATTGCAGAATCAGAGATATCAATAGAGGCTCCCTTGTAAAAGTTCGAGATGTTAGTTGCGAACCTTGCTGCAAATGCATCGTCATGACCGAGTGTTCCAGACAGATAGCCCTTTAGTGCGCTTATCTTTTCTTCTGGTGTAGCTGTTCTGTCTATCGATAGGCTTCCTCGAAGTTTTACTTCTTTGTTCTTAACCCATCCCATATCGACTGTGCTTAGTTTTGATGAGAAGGAAACCGAACCGTTTTCTCTTGAGGAGGAAATGAAATCTCTTGACGAAGCTCTTGATAGCGTTTTGAATGCATCGTCGTTTAGTTTGCCCTCTGAAACTAATGACAAGATTTCATCTGAAGATAATTGTCCCTTAATCAGCCTTAGGGCATTTTCGTTTCCGATGGATGTTGTTAGGTCTACGCCTGATAGGGACTTATAGTTTGAAAGAACCGATTGCTCCCATTGTCCAATAGAAGAATTTGCTCTTTCTACTGCGGCTTTTTGTACTTCTTCGTTAACCATGCCGCCGTTTCTTTGAGAGGTTCTGATTGCCTCTCTCATAGAAGTTCGCGCAGATAGCCTGGATACAGAGCTATGTTTTCTGGCCTGATTTGCCATTGACCTTTCGTAGTCTTCATTCGTATAGACCTTATTTGCTTCTCTGTTAAGCATGGTCTGGTCGATTTTGATGCTATCTGCACCGCGCCGTTCTCTATTCGGAGATGCTCTTCTAACCACTTCTATTGATGAGCCTACAAGTGCCCCCAATCCAATGCCGGCGATGGTTGAAATCGGACTGTCAATTGGGTCGTTTGCCATAAGCCCGGCAGCAGCACCGCCAAGCACTAGATTGTTTATTGCCATGTGTTAGCCTATGTTTATATTTTGGTCACCAAAACCTGTATTGGAGAATCTTACGTCTTTTGCATATATACCATTTTTAATCATCTGGTCTTTTATTAGCAAGGATGTTTGAAATTCTCTTCGTGCCCTGGTGTCCTTAATTGAATTTAACTGAGTCGTTACTTGGTCTTCGTTTAAGATGTAGGACTGTCTCGCAAGGTCTTCTTCGTCTGACTGCCAGAATCCGTATTCCCTTACGTCTTCTTTTGATAACTGAAGTGCTCTGAGTTTGACATTTTTAATATCAATCCTTGGGTCCCAGCCTACGAAGTCTTCTGTAGGAATACCTGTAGCGTCCTGTATTAAAGTTGCTGCCCTTAGCTCTTGCAGATACTCTCTGAAGGATATACCTATTTCGCTATCCCCGCTAGACTGATACGCCTCGTATGCACCCCTGTTGTCGTCAATGAGTTCAGCTTCTTCTTCCTGAATAACCGAAGAAACATCTCCGCCGTTGTCTATTGCATCTGCCCTTGCCCATAGCATACGGTACATCTGAGCAGTGTTATTGTCGTCAACGATTCTTGTGATTTTATCTCTGTCTTCTTCGTTTGCATTTACGAATGAAGCAAAGTATGCACGTTCATTGTCAGATAGAGCACCGAATGCAGACTCTACGTCTTGCCTTGTGTCTAGCCCTGATGCAACTGCACCGTAGACTGTTTTTGAAGCCCTACGTTTTGCGTTTTCTGCTTCGTATTTGTTTGTATTGACAGATTGTCTATAAATACGCATCTGTTTGTAGTATTCAAGGGCATCGAAATAGTTGTCTACATTTCGTCTTTCCTGAATGTGCTCTGGGATATGTTCAGGGTCTACGTATTTGTATGTATCCTCTATGAATGGACGCACGAAGTGTTTGTAGGGTTTATTCCATAGGGCAGTGTCGCCGTCTGACAGTTGCGTTTTGACGTAGTCCTCTATTGCTGTCCTTTGATGTAATAGCTTTCCCGCCGGACGGAAGAAGGTCAGCCTTTCCGTGGAGAGTTCTGTATTGTGGGTTGTGCTTTCCCAGATAGAGCCTAGCATTTTGCCCCACATTGAAATGCCTTCTAGGTCTGCATCTGTTTTGTACTCGAAGAATCTTTTCTTTCTTGAGCGTTCCTGAGACTGAATATAGATTTCTTCAAATCTTGATGCGTCCTCATCAGACATCTCTACGTCTTCTCCGCCAACCTTCCTTCTGTAGAGGTCTTGCATCTTTTCGTACATTTGATAGTATTCGTTGCTACCAAATGCTACATCGGAGAGAATTTTGAATTTATGAATATCTGGGTATTCATTAGGGTCAATGCCGGATAACTCTGGATTCCATGTTTCATAACCCTGACCCGGGAGTCTGTCGTATCCGTTTTCTACTTTGTCCCAGAATGCACCCTTGGAGAAGTCGTTGAAATAGCTGCCTGAAGGGAGCCATTCTGGAGAGACGGTATTTCTTAGTGGATTGAATCTGTCTCCTGTTACATCTGAAGACATTGGGATGATACGTCGGATAACGTCAGCCGCGCCGCCCATACCGCCAAGATTCTGAGCCTCAAACTCTCTGGCAATATTTGTAGCTTCACCAGACCTTGCATACTGTGTTTTTAAATCAGGTGTGCCAACTCCGAAGTCTTTTAGAACACCGTAAGCAACCCAACCTTTAAGACCTACGAAGTCCATGGCAGAGGAAACCATATAGTTCGCAGCCTCTGTATTGGGGTCGTATTTTGCAAGTTCACCAGAGGTTGTCTTGCCATCCTGAATTAAGGACATTTCCTTGTTGGAGAAATTCTGTTTGATAGATAACGTAGGGATAATTGTAGCTTCTTGTGCCTCTATGAATTCTTCCTCTTCCTGATTTCCTCCGGTAAGCTCTTCGTTGAGCTTTTCCATTCTTGGGTTAATCAGGTCAGGCTTAATAATATCCCCTGCAAGGAGTTGAAAGCCTTTGCCTGCCCAACCACCCATAGATACGTCCATCCCCCATACTGGATATGGCATATCTTCTTCGTGCATCTGTTCTAGTCTGTATGGGTTTCTTAGGTAATCCAATGGACTAAGGAATGGATTTAAGTCTTCTTTTGTGTCTTGGTCGCCGTAAAGAATTTTATCTTTATTTCCGGCCATTAAGCGTTGGTACCAGTTTTTGGTGTAATACTTAATACCTTCGCCTTCTATTGGTGTGGATGAAGAGAACCATCCTCTGTTTTTTCTGATTTCTACATCTTTGCCTTCTAGGTATTCTGCCCGGATGTCGTCTGAGCTTTCTCCTATTAGTGCGCCTGGCAGGAATGGAAGTGCAAACAATACACCGATTGCGGCGCCTCTAGTTGCGAATCTCTTTGCTCTTGAACCGTGTGATACGGCATCACTTAAGAATGTATTGGAAGCCAGTGCCGAAACTGTTTGACCGAATATGTGTCCTTGTCTAGTGGCACTTTCTGATGACTTTAGATATCCGTCATTGGATACGATTGCGGGGAGTGCCCTTCTTCCGTAAGCAAGAGTTCCGCCGAACATTGCCCCTGCCAATGGAAATCCGGCCAATTTAAGTAGAGAGGTTGAACCTGGGGCAACGTATTCTTGCTCTTCCCTATACTCCTCAAATCTGTCAGAGACTGTTTCTGCGTATAGGAGTTTCGCTCCTAGTGCTGTTGTTGCCAATCCTTCTGCAAGGCCCTTATCAAAGCCTGAGCCGTCTGTCCCTAAGATTTTAGATGCGTTATCTAGTGCATAGTAACCTGCGGCTAATGCACCAAGTTTTATTGCTCCGTGCTTAACATAACCACCTGCAAGTTCTGCTATTGTCGATTCTGAATTTGCTGTGGGATTAATTCTGCCATATTTTCTGATTAGCTTGAATAGGGTAGAGTTTCTGTTAATTAACGTACCACCGGTTTCTTCAAGAAACCCAAACGGTTCGTTTACCATTGTGAAACCCTGTGCTACGGCCTGTCCTACGACAGACTTCATCCATTCGGTACCTATATTGGCTTCTTTCTTGGCTGCTATAAGTGTGAATGGAGTTTCGCTTGGAACAGCTCTTGCAAGGTCTGCTATTTCTCTCTTGGCAAAGAATCCATGTTCCTGGCCTACTGCTATGTGTCTTCTTAGGATTTTATTGTAGTTTGATGTTGCTGAGTGACCTGGTTCTGTCCCTGCAAACTCTGTCAATGTGAGTCTTGTGTTATGAATGACTACGTTGTCGTTTGCGTCCAAGAGTTTGCCTGCACGATATTTTAGACCTAGGTCAAAGTCAGAGTCTTTAAGTTCTCTTTCCCCAAATTTTGCGGAAAGCTCTTTAAAGTATTTTTTCTGTGATTTTAAAAGTTCTGGAGAAAAGTCGAAGTTTGATTCTGCTGTAGCAAACGGAGTCAGAATGTGCGACGTGTTGAATGTTCTTAAAATAGAAAAAGGGGAGAGTTCCTCGAATGCCCTTGCCACATTCATAGACAAGTTGGTCAAGGTTACTCTCCCGCCGCCAAAGATATTAAGAGCGTCTTGTTTATTCCCTTTTATTGAATCTGATAGATAACTTAGGTTTACATAACGCTCTATTTTTCTTTGTGTATCTTTATTTTTTAATGCTCTGTTTGCTAGAACGATTGCTTCTAGTGTTAGTCCATATTTAACAATAGAGCCTACGAGGTCTTTGCCACGTTCCTCTGATTGATGTTCTTCAAAGGTCTGTGCATTTGCCAACACTCTGCGGTGTGCAGACTGGTTCTCCTCGTTACTTCGGCCCTCATTGATTGCGGACCATCCTGTGTTTTCTGCCATTATTGAGGAACTCCTGTGTTGGCCTCTTCTGGTTTCTCAATTCTCACAACCTCATTAGGGAATGAAGCTTGACATGCGGCGTACATTTCAAAGAGGTCGTTTATTGGAAATTCTTTTACTTCGTGGTACTTGTAGCCAAGGTATCTTGAAACAACTGCACACATTGATTCTATAAGACTGATTGATTCCGATGCAGAGTCAAACGCTTTGTACGGGTCGTCTGCGTATTCCCTTGATTTTATGTAGATTATTTTACCGACTGTAGATACGAATCCTGCAGAAGAGGTGTTATAATCTGCATCTCTTGGGATGCCGGGGACAGATATCATGCAGAGTTTAAAAATCTCTTCGTATAATTCGTCTTCTATTTCCGGCTCTTTTGTATTTATCCTGATTGCCCTATCCAGTTCTGTTGGAGACATTAACCTTGCTAGTACAGATAGGTTTTTATATAGACGACCCTCAATTTGAATCGGGACATCATTAAACGGGATTACGATTGTCCCTGTCTTCAAATTCAATGCGCTCATATATTATAGAATCTTGATTTGTGAGAATGCCTGGGCTAATGGAACAAAGCCCGAACGATACATGATTTGTTCTTTTAGTGTTGTAATGAAACCTGCTGGTGCTGTTACCATGAACGAATGGTTTGGGTCTGGGTACAATAGGCACTTACGGACAACTGATTCTTCCGCGCGGACTTCGTTGTCCATCATTCCTTGTTTGATTAAGGTGGAGTATTCCTGCCTTCTTAATACACGCCAGATAAACAGGTCTGTGCCGCCAAGAATAGACGATACATGAACTGTGCCATACTTCTCTAACCAGGCTTCAATATCATGTGCTTTTGGTGCATCTTCTTTGTCTGCAAGTGCATTCAGAAGGATGTCTATGTCCGTCTGCTCTTTCTTGGCTTCTTCAGCTTCTTCTTTTGCGATTTCAATCTGACCAATTTCTTCTGGCGTCAGGTCGTCTGTCGGAAGAGACTCTAACCCTTCGATTTTCTGAACTCTCATATTTTTACTCCGGTATTACTTCTTTTGCAATAAATTTGTATCCGTCTATTAATTGGCCGTCTGAGCCAATATCAACGGAATGCTCATATCCAACTATTCTACATTCTACAATAGATATTCTTTGCTGAACACCCTCTGTAACAGGGTCGGAGTTGTTATAAACCATATGAATGGTGAAATCGCCGAGGTCTGCCCAGTCCAACACAGACTTAGCTGATACTTGGCCTTCATTGTATTCTTTGAGCTTTTTGCGGTAGTTTGCTAGCTCTTCAGATGTTAATTGGATTTGTTCATACGGGCTTAGAAACTTAAACTCTACGGAGCGATTTCTATAATGAGAAATTACTTTTGCCAGATAGTTCTTTTCGGCTTTATTAATTCTAATAATCCCGGAGACTATTACGTTTCCTCTTGCAAGGAAGTCATATCTGCTATTACCTATTGTGTAGATAGGTGAACTTGTTAAAGACTCACTAATACCAACGCCCGCCGCCCGGTCAATAAGGATGTCTCCAATGTAAATGTTGAAATCACTTGAGGAATAATATTTTGTATACAGACCGTCGTATGAAGCACTCTTAACCTTTTGGTTGGCCAGACTCTTTTCCCTATTGGTCTCGGAAGGATTAAAGTTCGCAGGTTTACCTCTTCCATTAACAGAGATTGCAGACATATGGTCTACTGGGTCATATTTCCCTTTTTGGGAAGGGACACCTTTAGGTTTGAATCTACTGTCACCTGACGATGCTCCTTGTATTTTAGGATACATCTTTTCTATGACAGTTTTATCTACCTCTAAAGACTTTCCTTGTTGTAGTCCTTTTGATAGGGAATATTCAAGTCCAATAGCGTATTCCCTTGACTGGTTGTCCATCTCTATGTTGTCTACTGAGACTTTAACGCCAGAAGGTGTGTTTGAGATGAGATATTTTGATTTAGCCATTATTTATCCCATGTTTTTCTGTGTGCCGCCGGGTCAACAATCTTATCGCCGCCCCATAGTCCTTTTCTTTCGGCCTTGGCTTTATGGTACTTCTGTTTAATACGGTTAATGTCTTCTGCGGGCATACCGGCTTGTCTTGCACTTTCTGGTCTAAACCATGCAGAGCCTGATTCAACGGCTTCTTCTATGTATCTTGGGTTGTAGAATAGCTTACGTCCGTAGACATCTGTGCCTACGATTTTCGTTACGCCGTCTCTAATGTCCCTGTCCCATTTGCCGTCTTGGACATATTTCTTAAGGAAGTCTGAAGCTTCTTTGCCGTACTCTTGACCCTTGTTGCTTCCATGTTCGGTTTCTGGAGTGTCTATACCCATAAAGCGAAGAGTTGTATTGCCTGTCTTAGAGTCGGTCTTATATTCTGTGCCGTCTGTTTTCTTGGCCTTAATGTGAACCGTATCGCCATCTTCAACTTCAAACCCGGGATTTGTAGACTTAAAGCTATTCTTGTCAATATGTGCTGAATCGTATGTGTTTGGACGAGAACCTGTATTGACGTCTGGCATCTGTGTAATGCCGCCGTTTTTGTATTCGTTTTTTGCGGCCTCTATGTATTCCGGAGGAACATTTGCTTTTGTTCCGTTTCCTGCAAGCTGAGAGTATGCGTTAATGCGGTTTACTTCATCAGGAGTCCATGTTCCTCTTCTTGCCGCAGCGTCCACTTCCTGATTCCAGCGTTCGTAGAAGTATGACCTTTGAGGGTCATGGTAGTTTACGTTGCTTTCAGACAATTGAGATGCTTTAACTCCAAGGTTTTTTGATTCGCCGTAAACAACGCTTCCAAGTTTGTTTCTTGTTTGCCTTGCGTCTCTTGCTACGAATGAAAATGTGTTCTCTGTGATGATGTCATGGATGGAATGAACCTGGCCGGAGTTAATGAGGGTTGCTCCGTAAATAACTTCTGATACGGAATATCCGCCGTATTCTGAGGTCATTAAGATAATGATGTCAAATGGAAGGACATCGTCCATCATTAAGTGATGGTATGTTTTTTGTTTTTCGAGTTTTAATTGATAGATAGAATCGACGTCCTCTTTGATTCCAATGCCGGATGCTACGTCCTGGAGGAATTGCCTAAGGTCGTCATGAAGAAAAGATGTTTTGACAATTGACCCTGCTACATACCTTTTACCAATAGCAAAGCCGTCGATGTTTGTGTTTCCCAGATTGTAGACAGGAACTTTGTCCCTGAAGATTTGATAAGAGAGGGACAGAAGACTGCCCATGTGGAGATAGCCGTATCCAGGGAAGTTAAAAATAATGTGGGTGGCATCGCCACCCACAGAATGAAATTCTTCCTTGTGTAATGGCTGCTTTTGGTAATTCGGCATATTACACCTGTAGGAGAATGAACGTTATATTAACGAGAGTTGAAGGTATCCATTGGTTCCCAAGAAGAAACTGAACGAGCGATGAATGAATACTGTTTCTCTGTAGAGAGGTCGTCGATAGATACACCACCTGACTCGGAAACGAATTCAACGCCATAGATAGTCATTTTGGTTGAGCTACCGAATTCATTGGTAGAAGCCAATACGATATCGAATGGAAGGATTTGGTCTGCCAAACGGGCTTTGGTTAAGTCACGAAGACCTGAACGCAAGCCTTGGGAGGTGTTCAGTTGAAGTCTACCGTATTCAGGATTCAATGTGCCGCCGCCTCGGATGCCGTTGTTTGCTCTAGGGTCTGTTGAACCGTAGATAGCATTACGTGCAGCTTCCGGGATGGCATCTTGATACTGTCCGTTGTTGATGTGTTTGTATGCACCACCACGACGATAGTTTGCAGTTTCATGTTTACCCAGCCAAACGTCCGAACGACCCATTTCGTCCATAATGTCGAACAGTGCTTCGCGGTCAAATACAGTGAATACGCAAGAACCCATACAAGTGCGTTTACCACGAGCGATTGCCCGGGCATCCGGAGAACCCATAGTGTGAATAGGCATTTTCTCACGGTCTAGACGATAAGAAATCATCTGCATGGTACCGATTGGTTTACCGGCTAGTACAGGGGTAATATCAACACCAGAGGTTGTGGCATTATATGTGATAAAATCTGACATAATATTCCTGGTTTAAATTGGAGGAGCGGTTAAGCTCCTCCTTTGTCTTAGAGTTCTAAAGCCAGTTTAACGGCTACGTTAATCTCACGCAGTTCGAATGCAGGAACGATAGTCAATGCTACGTCCAGAACAGCCCGGCCGTTAACGACAGGTCGCTGATTAACTACATGCAGATATTTTACGATATGGTCTTGTTCAACCAGACGCTGTAGTGCGCCCTCGATTGCAACATCAACTGCAGCCAGAGTTGCTTCTGTCAGACCTCTACCGATGAACGGCAGGACGGCTGTGCGAACAGCGTTTGAAGCTTCTGCTACGGCCATAGTGGTTGACAGGAAGCGGTAGTCTGAGTTGCTGTTTGTAGCAAGTTCGTCAGAAACTACACGGACGCTACCGTTGGTGGTTTTGAAGAACACATAACCGGCGCCGGTGAGCTGGTCAAGTTTAACTTTCTTAATTTCGCCCGGCAATGCAATACGAGGAACCAACATATTAGTTGTTGATACACTTGCATTGATTGTGGTAATCAAACCTGCATATACGGCAGCACCGTTAGTAACGATGGTGTTTGAACCGGCAGAAGAGTAAGAAGGAGTAACAATTACCTGAGGAACAACAGACAGGAATTTACCAATGTTGATTGGAGCACCGTTAGAGTCGGTTACAATAGAACCGTCTACGAATCCCGAAGTGGTTTTGTAGAAGCCTTGGCGAACATCTGCGCGGGCAACCATGTTACGGAGACCAAGCAGGCCAGTGCCGTTAGAAACGATATTACCCAGAGCATCATAAGTGGCAGGAGAACCAATCCAGCGGTTCACTTCGTATTGTGACAGTGAACGTGGCATAGATGCACCGATTGTTACCAGACAGAACTCTTCGTTCTCAGAAATGGTATTAGCAAAGTTAGCCAACAGATGGGCAAAGTTTGCTTCGTGGTAGCGTTTAAATACAACCGGCTGACCGTTGCCATTGACGTCTGCTTCTGCAGGGTCTGAGGTAGTGGTTGTGCCTCTGTTTTTACGGTACAGAACTTTTTCTGTAGACCATTCGTATTTCAGTTCGCCGTTTTCTTCAGAAACGTAAACGTAATCCAAGCGGTCAAGGTCTTCTGAGCCGTCTGCAATGTTCGGAGCGTCGATGATAGCATAGTCTGTAACAACGGAGATTGCACTTACGGACTCCAGTTCTGCTAATGCGGTGTGCAGAAGTTCGTAGTAGTTTTTCCAAGTTGTGTTAATGCTATCTTCGCCTTCTTCGTATTCACCCTGAATAACTTCACGTTTGGTGTCGATGGTGTATTCAACAATAACGGAAGCTTGGTCGGCAGGGGCGTTTTGAAGTTTCAGCGCTTTAGCGTCTGATGCACCTGAGTCGTCTTGAGTGGTTGCTTCGCTAGATTTATCTTGTCCGGCAACTTTAACTACATCCAGAGTTACTTCGTAATCTTTCTTAGTGCCAGGAAGAACAAACTCATCTTTCGTGCCGTTACCTACGAATACTGCAGAACCTGCAATTTTACCGGTTGCTTTGAATTTGTAAGCAACCTGGATTTCTTTTGCTGCATCAGGAGCAGTGGTAAATTCGATGTACCGAGAAGAAGTCTCTTTGTCAGTTTTAACAGAGAAGTCTGTCGGAGAGTTTTTAACTTCTCCATCAACAGTTAATTTGCTAACGGTTACGGTGTCGGTTTTTGTTACACCAGGAAGTGAGAACTTAGCGGCGGTTCCGTTACCAACGAATTTTGCAGTGCGAGAGTATTCTTTCAGGATTACGTCTGCAAAAGGAATAGGTTCGGTAGGAGTACCGATTTTAACTTTTGTTTCGGGGTCAAAACCGAAGACTTCAACCTGGTTGCGGTTTACTTCAGAACCAGGAACGTTTGAGTATACGATTTCGTTGCCTTTGAAGACAATCAAGCATGCCTTACCGTCGTTATTAGGACGAGGGCCAACGTACACTTTCAGATTGTCTGCTGCAGAAACAGATGCTTCCAATGCAGCGAGATAGCTGTCTTTGCCGAAGATGCTTTTCAGTTTTGCTTGTTTGCCGCCAATACGGTATAGAGATACACGTTTAGCGCCACCGATAAGAGCTTCTGACATCTTACGGATAAGAGGTGAGTCTTGACCGAAGGCGGCTGCGGCACGGTTGGTGTCAGTTACACCGTACAGTGTATTGGTAGGGCCCTTCTCTGCGCGACCAATAACGAGAACGCGGGGAGAGTTATCTGTCTGGTCAATTCTCAGGTTGCCGTCCAGAAGCTCTAAGTTTACACCTGGCAAGTTTTGATATGTGGCCATTTAATTACCTTATCATTTATATATCAATTGTTTTATTTCTTCTACTTCTCTATCTTTAAGAGAATTAACGACTTGACTATAGGTTTTAATTGCTACAATCTCGTCCTGCTTGATGAACCCGGGTTCTGCGGTACCGATAAGGTAAACCAGCGAAACTCCAAACAGTCTTCGGTTCTTGTAGTGGTCTGTATTAATTGTGGACGTTCTGCCCTTGTAGACCATGAATCTAACACCCTTTTTAAATAACGGGTTTAGACGTAAGAATAGGTTTTCTAAGGTAGACGCCAACTTTCTTGCGTCCCTTGAGCTTGTAGACCAAACTGTAAATTGAACAGTGTTGTCGTACATGGCTTCGTATACGGCCGCAAGTCTGTTTTGAGGAGTTTTAACTTCTCCTATTAAAACAGGTTTAAACTGGGTTGTGCTACCTTGTATAACCTTGGAATCAAAAACGGCCGGTTCTCTACGTTTGATTTCCCATGTAACAACGTTATTGACCGGCGTGTCATCTGGCTGGTCGGGAAAGAACTCGGTAAAGTAAAATTTGTTTGGGTCGTATGGCCCAAAGTCCGATTCTGTCTCGATTAGAAGCCCTTCTGATTTGAATAGAGGATATAGCGATTCCATGAAATTGTCAATCGTTAATCCTGCGCGTTTTTGAAAGGCTTCCTCCAATGACATTGATTCTTCTACTTTTCTTCCGGATACACTGACAAGTTCCTTAAGGAGTTTTTCGAATTCATTACTAATATCATATCTATCTATCATCTTGTCTGTAATCCTATAGCTGTGAAATCCTTACGCCCCATATCGAATCCAACTCTTAAGACTTCTGTGATGTAGTAAGATTTTTCCGGTCTTATTGGGAATTTTATAGAACCTTCGTCGTTCATTACTGGAAGGTAGATTACATCTTTTTCGAATGCTTCTAGTCTATATGGTAGTATTAGTACCCATGCTGAATCTACTGAACGTCCAATAGGGGATGTACCATTATTATAAGAAGAGCCTGTAGTTGGCATGATTGACCTTGTGAGCCACATATGTCCCGGGATGATTTGTTCGTCCCAAAGGTAGCCCGCCCCGTTACAATCAGGACAGTCCGTCATTCCTTCTTGGCTGATGGGGTTATAGCAATGACATTTTATTTTTGTGCCATCTTCATTGTGTCTAGATTTACGATATATAAATGGCCGGAGCTTATTTACAAATTCGTCACCTGTAAACAAGTCCACCATCTCTTGTCGTAAATCAACCTCTGCGAGAAAGGGGCTGATGTTCGTTGCCATGACCAAATCCAGTCTTATAGTATTTGCCATCGATTTCAAGTTCTTTGTTCGCGGCTATAGGCATAACACTTCTGTATCGAGGATGATGCCATTCTCTATCAGAAACCCTGCTGCGGCAATTGTATTGACCTTTGACAAAAGAACTTGCCAATACGCTTGCGGCAGCATCAATTGCGGATAAGATATCGTCTGCGCAACTCTTTGAATCTTTTGCAAAATTAAGAGCAGAATTTGTGTCGAACGTAGAGTCTCTTTGGACCTCGAAGTCTCCAAGAACTTTCTTTACGGACTGACCCTTTAGCAGTGTTCCGTAAATCTTGTTTGCAACGGCTGCTAAAACAGAGCAAATGACATAGTCGCGCTTGATAGCGTAAAGCTCTTCTCCTGTCAGATTCAGTCTTTTTCTTCTTAGATAGTTCTCAATCCAGATTGATTTATTAAAAATCATTTCTGACACATCTTGTGAGAATTTTTCAGGGAAGGAAACTTTATCTGCAGGAATTCCGAGCTCAATATCCCTGATTGAAGCATAAAACGGAGAAAGAAGAATCTCGGAGGCAGATTCTGAAACATCAACAGAACTGCCATCCTCGAACTCTACCTTAAATCCGTATATTGTTATACGGTTATTCAAGAATTACCTCCCCGACACCAAGAATGTCGCCTTTGTAATATTTATACTTAATCTTATATGGTTTACCTATATCTTCATCAGAGAAGTATACCATGCCTGTGTAGGTATCAATAAGAACCTGTCCGGCATTGGCTTTTGCGGATACGCCGCCTCTTGCCGGTCTTTCTGGTTTGAACTTGTACCATCTTGCATACTTCCCGGCGTCTGTTGTGTGTACACTCGGAACTACCTCTGCCCGTTTGCCATCTATTTCTACTATAAATGCATCTAGCGAAGCAACTGATGGTAGGCCGAAGAATAGTGGGTCATATGAACCACTTGCAAGACCTTCGTTTCCTAGCCTTGTACATAAGACACCTTTGTAGGCATATTCAAAGGTAGGAATAAATAGCTCTGCTTCGTCATTCATTGATGACAGGTCATCCCCTCTTTCAGTAGATTCTACCAAATATGGTTGAATGTACTTTCCACTTTTCCTTGTTGATAATGGGACAATGGAAATGTAGTAGTCTTGTGCATAAGAGGAACTGAAAGAGCCTGATGTCCATATAACTCTTGCACCGTCATTAACGGTTATGCCTCTTTTGTCGGAATCAATTACAATAGACAGCTCTGATGGAGATTTTAAAACCTGTGTGTCAGATAGGACCATCTCTTTGCGAAGGTAATCATTCATACAGTGATAAGAAACCCCGGCATCTGTTTTAGAGATAATAATTGTCGCCCCGGAGCCTCGTTGGCCCGGATTAAGAATCACATCGATTAAGAACGTGCCCTTTAGCCTGCTTGCGTCTATCTTCATCTTTGAAGAGCCCTGGACTTTGAACTGGTGCGGCTGCTTCTCAATATCATTGTAAAATGTTGCTGTCCTATCTTTTGTTTTAAGCCTGTTGTCTTGCGTTCTGTACATATTTGTGCAGATAGAGAGGGGGTTTCTGTACAATGGCTTCGGCATTTCCTCTGAAATTGTCCCCGACTGTTCGAGCCAGTTTGACTTGTCTAGTATAGAGCGCTCTATATAGGCATTCATAGTGGATACATTATCGTCAAGATACGATGTGGTTCTATGGAATATAAAGCAGTCTCCTTTTTCAAATCTACCGTCAGTTATAGATAATTTAACTCCGTCTATTATCATCTCTTGCCCCGATAATTTTACTACCTTTGACGGTTGATTAAACACAAATGAGGATGTGGTGCTGTCATAGTAATAGTAATTTGCAGGGACATCTTTTGACGTGCCAATTTCCGGACCGACAATTTCTGTTCTTACTCTACCGCTAGAGCCTACTACTAATGCCAACCCCCATCTTCCATTATGAATAATAGTATGGTCGCCGCTCGCATAATTATCTCTCGTTACCGCCACAACAGAAGAATTTGGAGATACAAATGTCCATAGCTCACCAAGCAAACTATTCTTTGTCTCTTCTCTTACATTATACCTTGTTCTATCGTTCAGTGTGCAATTAGCAATAGCAAAACCATAATTCCTGCTCGATGAAGCCTCTCCCCATTTCACCGATATACCAAAATAAGAGCCAGGCTGCATAATAAACCCATCCGAACTTATAAGGTCCTTTAAACTTTTCCTTTTTTGTTCTGCAATAGATTTAGGAATACATATGGGGTTATACCTATAGCGGCCGTTCGGGGCGTTTTCACCCAAGAATCTTGAATCGTTTGAATACAAATTACTTGATGTACTAAGCCTAAATGACGGACTAGAATCAGATAGCTTTATAAACGGGATTTCTGAACCATAATAGATTCCGGGTGTACATATACCCACGCTTAACCCATCTCTGGATAGAATGAATCCGACAATCTGATTTTTTAAGATAGGTTCCCAGTTTGTGCTAGAGTTAAAACCCGTAGCATTTGCCATTTGCGTTTTTACGGTTTCAAATGTTTTGGTAGACCATGTTTCACCGAGATTGTTGGAATACATAATCCCGGCGTCTGTAACCATGGCTACGGAGCCTAGCCCATTACCATTTATTGCGTAAACATGTTCAACGCCGATATTTGAAATCCTTTTGACATTTGGCTCGGTATCGGTATCGTTATCATATTCAACTCTGTAAAGACCGCTTTCCCCGCATCCAATTAATAGTCCTTTCTTCCTATCGTCCCATGCAATACCAGTGATTTGTATTCCCCTATTCTCATGTGGGAGATTTGTTTCATCAAGGATAATATAGTTAGCATTACCGATAGAGGTTAGCAGTACGCCTTTTCTAATAACGATAGCGACGTTTTGTCCGTACAAAGGCCATACGGCTTCAGAGTGCTCATACCACTTTCCGTCTGGATGATTATACTTATCATATGACAGATTTACTAATCCTCCGTAATATGACAGATGGTCTATCGGTGTGAGTGCCTGAATGTTAGAGTTTGACACATAATTCCCAACAGGAATTTTTCTAATCCTAAACTCTGCTTCAGCAAGAGCACCACCTTTGATAACGTCAATCTCCCATCTCTCCGGAAGTCCAACCTTTCGCGTTGCTGATATAGCCTTAATTGCACCTGTGCCCTTCTTGACGGACGTCGTCTCAAAGAACGGCTTTATTGCAGAATTGATATTTTCCCTGCGTTTAGAAAATGTAGATGTAACGCCTTTTTCGTTTGTGATTTCACAAAAGTCTTTTGGATTTGCACTGCTTTCTCTTGTGTATGAAAGTGAGCCGTAGAACGAACCACAGGTTGAAATATTGTTCCTGCTGATATACCCATTAAGAGATGATGCCAATGGGGAAGAAAATATATAGTCGTTAAAGAAATCAAGTTGGAATATATCTAACGACATAGGTCTTACAGAATTGTATTTTTCGTCGGTCATTCCGGTGAATAGAGCAGATGATGATTGCCTTGAGCCTCCTCCGGAGTATGCCAAATCTTCTGAGAACGGTATTCTAAACCCATCCATTGAGTTCCCCATAAATGACCACCGTCCTACTGGAGAATAATCTCTATCGTTAAAACCATACACTGATGAAAAATTTTGCGCATACTCTTTGTCTGTACTTCCGGCAACAATAACCTTATATGTGATATCAACCACTGTTGTTGCATCCTGGTCGATTATGTCGTCCAATGGGGTGTAGAACATTGGGCCAGTCGTTCTTGGTGAAAGACATATTGTGCCAATCTTTCTTATTCCGGAATCTGGAGCGTTAAGTATCCCTCTGAATACAATAATACTTCTCCCCTCCGAGTCTTTTTCTAGTGAAACCCTTTCGACTCCGCCCGATGTTGCCGAAGATGAGTACTCTTGCCCATCGGAGAATTTAAAACTATATGACGGAGAAACTGGATATTTATTCTGATAATAAAACGGTGTTTTAGGCATCCTAAACGGTAGCGTATATATATCGCTTGAATTGTCGTTGCTCCCGCTTCTTGTGCCGATACCGAATTGCCTTTTATCCTTGCCGGCGTGCTCAAAATAGCCTACGTTAGAGAGCATCATTCTTGCAGGAATTGTTTGTATATTTTTGCAGGAAATCTCTCTTTTAGCCCTGCCCGTTTCTTTGTCTTTTAGAATTATTGTCGGGTATCCATATAGATTCATATCTATTCACCTGTTTTGATTTTTATTCCTGCAAAGGAACCTACTTTTGATAATGTTGAAATCATTGTGTCTGACATGCTCATCTCCGCGCCTCGGTAATCTTTTGAAGTGAATCTAAATCCAGTGTGAGATAATGTATTCTGAGTGGTGGCTATCATTGTATCTGACAATACGAGATGTTTTGTTTCAGGCTCCTTTGAAGCCATACTAAAAGCTATTGACGAGGGAAAAGAATTATATCCTCTTACTGTGTCGATTGCATTTGGACCGGAGTATTCTGGAACCTGGTCACCTAAGGAGCCCCTGAATATTCCGCCGAAGACACTTTCGATTGTCATTGTTGGCGGATTATCTATTTTAAACCTTGACTCTACTTTATTTTCAGTATGACTAGAGTCTCCTGTGATAGACATTTTAAGGAGGTCATCTTTTAGCCTTTGGGGGATGTCGCCTGTGAGTTTTCCACCTGGTGATTTCCAGAGAATCTGGTTGACTGGTTCGATTCCGAAGTCTTCGCCTATTGCTACGTTTTCTAATTTGTATTCTGTTGGGATTAGGCTTGAGAAATTTGAGAAGGATTGACCTATTAGGGCTGTTGTATGTGATTGATGTGACTCTAATTTGTCATCAATAGGGATGATGCCGCGCCCGTTCTCTATTACGATATTTGGTTTTTCTACGTAGATAAAAACGTCTTTGTCGTTAATTATCGACAGGCCGTATGTTTTATCCTGGTAGTCCGTTTCTGGAATAGAGAAATAAAACTTAAAGATATATTGTATACTGTTCGGGTCGTCCGGGTCTTTTTGCTTCTTCTCTGAAAGTTCAAGGATGAACCTTTGCGGAAGGATTGATAATCTTTTTGATAGAACTATTTTTGTATCTTCAAGCACACCCTGGTCTGTTGGTTTAAACCTCATTCTTATTGGGGAGGTTTCGGAACCTAATAGTTGTCTATAGATTCTTTCAAACTCTGATAGTTTAACCCTGAAGTATCTGAATTTTGTAGACCCAAATACGTTTTGAAACGGGATGCCAATTACCTGAATTTGCGATGTGCCTAGTGGGTCATCTACGAATGTTGGTTTCTTTAAAACAATGCCGCCAGGAAGGTATTCCATATTCCTGTCAGTAAAACCTTTGGCCAGCAAATCGGAGAAGTTTTCCGAATCTGTCTTCTTCCAGTCTATCGGCATTAATGTTCTACTGGTCATTTATATGTACCTTTCTGGCGGATATATTTATGGCGCTTTACCTTGCGTTCCATCACCTAGATGGTCTGACTGTTTGAAGTTATCGGTTTCTTTATATTGTCGTGCATACACTATGAACTCGTTATAGTATATACGCTGTTTCTTATTCCATCTAGTAAAGATAGCTGCGCGGTTGTCTGGTTTGATTGTAACTTTCCATTTCTTCACACCTTCATAACCTGCTACGTCCTCTATAAATTTGACTTCATCAATAAGGTTGTAATATGCGGCCTTTATACCCGCCTCTGTATTTTCTCTAACAATAAAAGGGACGTCTGGAACACCGACTGTTTCTGTTTTAGAGAATTCCAATAGGGCAAGGTCTACTCTTCCGTATGAGAATATAATAGTAACTGGCCCGCCGTCTTCACCCACAAGGTGGCAGCCATCTGTCTCTATCTCTGCTATAGTATTGTATTTAAAGGAGTTTGTTTGGGATGGGTTTGTATATACCTTCGTAACTGCGCAGATATCTTTAATATCTACGTTGTTATTGGTAAGTTCTTCTTTTAGTCTCGGATTGACACTAACGAAGAGGTCTAAAATCCATCCGTCTGAGTTTGTTACCTTACCACTTCTTAGTAGCCAGGGTTTTAGTTCTAATTCTCTACTCATGGCCTAAATCCTGGTAGGTATGGGTCTCTTACGAAGTCTAGATTAGTAAATCTTCTCTTGTCTTCGTCGTCCGTACTGAGTGGTTTTGGTTTTTCTGGGACAACCTTAGACGGCTCTCTCGGGTCAAACTCTTGACTTACACTAGGAGGCGTAGGAACAACTTTAATGTCAGATTGACGTTTATCTTCTTTAAATGCGTCGCCCGGGTCGAAGTCATAAGACTGGGTTGTTGCAAACTGGTCTGGATACCTAACGACATTGCCGTCTTTGTCTGTGACCTTGCCCGCATCAATCATCCACCATTCTATTCCTCCGACATTAAATCCGTCCTGAATGCCTATGATTACACCGATAGAATTAAGGCTATCAATAAAGTCTTTCGCCTCAATTCTAGAACATATAACAGATGGGTCGTAGTTTCCGCCTGTAACCTTGTATTCAACTTCGGTTCTAGTAATAGTACAAGACTCTGCAGAATCTTTTGTGAGAACTGGTTTGTCAAGGCAGCAAGAATTGGCTTCTGAGAACTTAGCCTCGAAGGAGTCGGAATCAAGCCCTCTTTTTGTGGACTCAGATAAAACTATGCTCTCTTCTTTTATGTCTATTTTCTTGGCTTCTAGATTATACAGGACACCAGGGTCATAAACCTTCTCGTCGACCCATTTCTCGCCCCTGACAATAGTTGTGGTATCTATTGGCCTGCTGTTATACCTGTACAAGGAAATTGATATAGGGGTGATTGTCCTGAGGAACTCTGAAATTTCTTCCTCTGTTGCTGAGTACTCTGCGGGGATTACGGACGGGATGTATAGAAACATCCCATCGCCATCTTCTGCTATAAACGGGACATCTCCGTATTTAGCGTATTCAGAAATAGAAAGTTTGCTATCTTCCTGAGAAGCCTGACCCTGATTCCTGGTATCTCCTTGGTCTTGTCCGTTGTTATTGTTTGGCATATTTTACCTCAGGGATTATTTTCTCTACTTGGGTCGTAAGGGGCTACACCTTCTGTTCCTCCGCCATTTATAGGGGTGTCGTCTGGGAAATCGTCCGGATTGTATAAAGGAGGGCTTCCACTGCCTTCAGTGTTGCCATCTCCCTCATTGTTTGCCGGAGGTGGTGCTGGCGGCGGACTTGAAGGAGGCGCCGGGGGAGCTGGAGGCTGTACGGGTGTTTCCTCTACTATTGGTAATGCTGGGATAGGCTGAGACGGAGAATCTGGAAGTTTATCGAATTTATCTCTTAACAATACGCAGTAGTTAATATACTTCGGCGGCATGTTTAGATAGATTCTTAGTCCGTCTGAACCTAGGTCTAGCTTCTCTTTATCGATGGAAATCCTAATTCCGCTTGTTCCGTCTTTCTGTTTAATTACTTTCCATGGTTTTATCAATTCCGCTATTGATGTGTTAGCACCTGCGGCGTTCTGATTATATCTCCTTGGGAAAATAAACTTGGAGACACTATTTCTGTACCAGAACCTATAAGTGTATTCTTCCTGCCTTATTAGATGAACATTATAGCCTGTGGAGAGCCTTATATTAAATGTGTCTATTCTTTCAACCATATAAGGGAATTTATAGTTGAGAATAAACTCATCGCTCTTAAAGTTTTTGACCTTGTATCCGGTCCTGTATGTGTTTTTGAACTGGGTATATCCTAGTCTTACTTTATATCCGGCGCGATAATGTGCATTGAGCCTATCGCCAAAGAAAAACCTTCTTTTGTATGGAGACCTTACCTTCAGATAAAATTCATCGCTGAATTTCATTTTATACCCGAAGGAGAATACAGTAAGAAAAGGAAGTTGTTTTTTATTGATGTAATAGCCAGTCCTATACATCATAGGCTTGGGAGGCTTGTTAATCCAATAGTAGTCTCTTACTGATACCTTAACAGGCTCTAGGGTATGGACCGTATACCCTGTGGAAAACTTAAACTCTTCCACTCTGTCAAAATAAACCGTAAGAGGAATTCTCACGGTGTTATTTTGGTATTTTGCGAGGTCTTTAAGTGTTTGACTCAAAGCCGAATGGAATATTGTAATCACTTTGGACCTCTACTTGGCTATTCTGAACCCTATTTTTACTCCGGATAGGTCAAATACATTTAATGAGGAATTTGA